CCTCACTCGCCCTCGCGGTATTAGTGACTTGTTCGGGGTCTCGCCCAACACACTAAGCGAGAACTCTCGCGGAATTCTTGACAAGTCTAACGAGCAAGCTGCAGCTGCGACGAAGCGTATTCTCAGCACGCCCACAGGCGAGCTTACGCCTCCCGTGAACGGCGAGATGTCGCCCGTGACAGTGGGTGACGCGGGCGTGAACATGGATCCCGTACGCGCGCGCCTGTACGGCAAAGCAACGGAACTCGAGCGAGGCAAAGTCCCCGACGCGGCTAAGCGTTATCGTCAGGTCGCGAATCGAGTCACTACGCCTTACCCAAAATCCACGCCAGGCGAGCCAGAGATCACGCCACTCGAGGGTCTTGAGTCACGCGCGCCCGATACGTCTGAGCCGCCCGTGAATCAGCTTCCGCTCGAGTCACGCATGCCCGAGCAACCGCCCGATCCTAGCGCACTCTCGAGTGAGCCTACTGGCCCGATTGAGCCTAATGCGCCGCCGATGAGCTCGCAGCCCGTGGACGACGGCAATCTGCTCGACGTCCCGCCGCCTGGCCCGCCCGGTGAGATCGACACGACCTCACATCTCAAGCGCCCGTTCACGACGGGAGGCGCAGACGTAAGCACTCAACCTCTGCTCGATCTCGAGTTCCGGGGCATGCCTCGCAACCCTGCGAGAGATGCAGGCGCCGTTGAGCCAAACATGTCACCGGGGCCAGTCGACACCTACCAGGGCGTAGCAACTAAGCCCGCGGGACGTCCGCTCGACTTGCCACCTGACACGGGTGAGAACTTACTGCTCACCCCGCCCGAGCACGCGATCTCAAGCCCCTACAACGTAGACGCGCCGTCTGTCGACACGTCTTACTGGCCGCACCCTTACGAGATGTCTCGTAACGAGCCGCCTGTGCCCTCACAAGAGGCCGGGCTGCCTCCTGCCAAGCAGACGGTCACAGAGCCCACGCCCCGGTTCCAAGGCAACTCGCCGCCTCCAGGGCTCGACGTTCCGAACGAATATAAAGCGGGGCTTAATGAACGTGCATTGCCCGAGTCTGAGCCGGTGCCCGCGCTGTATCCCGACCAGCCGCCCAACATTCCAGGCGAGCTCGCACCGCTGGGTATGTCCCGTCGCGCGCCCGTTGTTGGGCCGATCCGACACGGCGGAACAGAACAAGGCTCACGGCCGCCTGTTAGCAACCTCGCAACAGGTGCTTATGGTGAAGGTGTCACAGACCCGCTCGCACGTCTTGGACTCGAACACCAACAGTCGATGGACCCCAAAGATTTTTGGGTCACGACACCCGTAGGTCGTGGATTCGAAACGGGTCGATTCCCCGAGACGCCGCGCCCCATGACTCCCGCGGCACCTGCCCCGTATCCGCTCGAGGAAGCGATGCACACGCGCCGCACACTCGGCAATCGCATTGCGAACTTCGATGGGCGCCAGCTCGGGCAACGCGAGAACGACGTGAACGCTGCAAACGTCGAAGCGTGGAAGGGGATGGGCGATGCTGTCACAGACGCCTTCGATAACGGCGCTGCGAACCCCGCTGACGTCGCCGACCTACGTCAAGCGAACAAGACGTTTAGCACGATCGCGGACGTCAACAAGAACCTCGCAGGGCGCACGAATCGAGACTTTCAGACACCAAGCACGATTCAGGGCAATGAGAGCATTCTCGGGGGCGGGCTGAAAGGCACTGCAGCTATTGGCCGCGGTCTGTTGGGCGTGAACTCGCAATATGCACTCGGGCAAGGACTCGAGGGTGCGGGAACAGCGGCGCGCGATCTGACACGTCTCGGCGCTGGTCTCGGTTGGATGAACAACGATCATCCCGAGGTCGCTAAAGCTGCGCAAGAAAACCCCGGTGCGCCGAAAGCTGCTGTTGAGCAGAAGGCTAACGACGACATGAAAACACAGCTTATGGATACATGGTATAATGTGCTTGGTAAAGCTAAGAGCATGTTTCAGTGATTGAACTACCCGCTGCGCCAACCTCCGTTCAACGCGAGGGTCTCACAGTAACCAACTCGAGCCCCATCGACGTGTTTGAGGATCGAAGCGGTGTTGCGAGCTTGGTGATTTGCTACGACACCGGTGCGTCAGTACAGGCAATCTTCAGTGCAACCGATGATCCGGTTGACGCCTCGGATTCAATGTCTCTCGACACGTACACTATTTTCCAAATTTCAAAGGCAACGCGATACATGACACTCTTCGCGACGAGCAGCCCTGCAAGTGTCTATTGGTACGTTGTATGAGGCAGAGATCGTTGCACGCGCCGGTAGTCCCCCATTCCGTTCTATTCGGCGGTATAGCTACCGCTCCGCTGCCGATATTCGACGGCTCGGGCACAATCGATATTGTAATGTGCGCGCTGGGGGCGACGGCGGGTGTGCTTTTCGGCGACTCGTCGAGCATGACCCTTGCCAGCACCACCAACTCATTCCCTATCTTTGCCGAGTGGGTGAGGATGCCGATCAGTCACGCGACATCTTTCATGAGTGTCGTCAGATTATCGGGCACATCGGGCACGCTCTATTACTACTTTCCCGGACAGACAGAGCCATAAGCGCAATGCCAATGAAGAGCAAAGCCCAGCGTGCGTACCTCTGGGCGAATGAGCCGAAGGTCGCAAAAGAGTTCGAAGCCAAAACCACTAAGGGCAAAAAGCTTCCGCAACACGTCAAAAAGAAGAAGAAATAGACATGGGAAAATTGAGTTCCCGCGATCGCAAGCTAGCGCACCTCGCGGGTGAAAACGTAAGTAACATTGAGAATCGCCAGTTTGCGACGCTCGCAGCTTCTGCCTCGCAGTTGATCTTGCAAGGGCCACTGCAGGTCGTGCCGACGACGGGCTTTCAGACAGTCACGCAGGTCGTGTACTGGAGCTACATCGGCTATACGCAGAAGTCGCTCGTCGTTGACTACGTCAGATTTATTCAGACCGCAGCGGCCGTTGGTACGCAGGCGGCTGAGGTCTATCTCGCGACGACTCCTGACGCACCTGACGGCACAGCGAAGACGCTCACGGTCAAGTACGTGAACAACACGCTCGACAACCTCGTGACGGGTACCTACACGAACGGTCTCGTGAAGGGCAACGCGACCGCTGCTGCGTTCGGCGTTTCGCCCGCAACGCATCTGTGGGCCGGTGCTCGCTTCGCGTTTACGACCACGCCAACACAGCCAGCCATCTTGGGTGTGGGGCTCGATCTCTCGGTGGGCTATATCCAGACGACAGCCGCTGTGACAGCCGCTATGGCAGTAGGTGACGTCAAGACGGGCGTCCTCTACACACAAGGAATCGCGGCCGCCGCGCTCGCGCCGTTCCTGCGTGTTCAAGTAAAAGCGTAGTTGCTCTGTCCTAGTGTTGGGAGTACAACTCCCACATGGTCAAGTACACGATCCAGTCCATGAGGGGCGTGGTAGAACACTACCGCGCCTTTCGCGTTCAGCCCCCTGACTGTGTCAACTGCAAGTACCTCGTCCTGTCAGACGCCGACGAGGACGTGCCAGAGGGCTTCGAAGAGATGCGTCGCGAGCATCGGTACATCAGTCAATGTCCCGAGCATAACAAGCCAGAGTACCAGTGGCTGCACAAAGCTGATTTAGACACAGCCGCGCGCTGGCTAGTCAAGCGGGGGAATCGTAGCAAGACCGGCACGCTCGTGTTCGAGAAGATCATGCATGAGCTGAGGAAAGACTTATGCGTCTGAGAGAGCCGTACGTGCGCAAGCACGTGTGCCAGTACCCGGTCCCTGTCATGCAGTACGTTGATCACAACAAGCTTGTCGTCGAACGCACATGTGAAGGTTGCGACAAAGTTCAGTGCGCGATATTCACGACAATGCCCCCGTTGCCGCCAGAGCTCATCCCCTATATCGATGGAACATGGCTCGACACGACGCTCTACGATTACGTGAATCGCTGACTGTATGTTTTCTCCGAATTTCTCTGGCTTCCTCCGCGACCCGAAATACATCGTTGTTCGTTCGACCAAGAGCGGGGACTTCGACAAGACGTGCGCGTGGTTCTGCAACAAGAAGAGCAAGGTGAGCGCGCACTATCTCATCGGGCGGGCGGGCGAGCTCGCCCAGCTCGTTCCGTTGAACCGATGCGCGTGGTCGGGCATTCACAACCGAGACAGTATCGCTATCGGGCTAGTGTCGTGGGGGCCGCTCGTGCTGCGCGAGGGACGCTATTACAGTGCTTTGTACGGGAACGAGGTCCCTTTCAACGAAGTCCGCGACGAGCAAGACGGCGGGTACCGGTACTGGCACGCGTTCACGAAGGCTCAGCTCGCGAAGCTAGACGAGGTAGTTGCGCGGTTCTCGGGCCTTGATATAGTCGGGCCATGAACGTTCAAGTCAACGACGTGATTCAGCTCGACCCAGCACACAGCTCGTGGGGGCCGCTGCTGTGCATCGTGAGCGAGGTCAAGAGTTGGGGTGTTCAGTGCTATGCACTGGTACCAGAACAGCGAGACGAGCTACCTGGCTGCATGTACTTGCGCGTTGAACGCGGCAAGTACGTGTACATTGGTCGCGTTGCGTGGACTGTCGCAACTCGAGAAGATAGCTCAGACCCCGAATCTTCTTGATCGAGTTACAGTTCGCGCACGCGACGTCGAAGCGCCCCTGAGGATAGCCCAAGTCTCGCAGATGCCTGTACAGCGTCTGCCCGGCTAGCCCTTGCTTCTTGTCAACATGCCCGTCGTCGTATCGGTGCTCGAGGTTGAGCGCGTCGAAGTCGGTGCAGCCGCAGTAGAGACAGCGCGCGCCTCCGTATGCCTCGAACGTTGCTCGTTTTAGTCGTTCTCGGCAGGTGGCACATCGGACTCGATCTGTCCGGTCCCTTGACCGGCCACAGCGGCACAACACTCGTTAATGTTAGCACGCGCTCAAAACTCTTCCGCCGCCTCAATCAGTTCATAATCCTCGACGTAGAACAAGTCCGCCTGGTTCGATTGCGTGTTCGCGTTCCACAGAAACTGCCCGAGGCGTTGTTTCGGGTGCTGCTCCCATGCCTTTAACAGACGCTTGAGTACTTCGGCTTTTTGTTCAGGGGTTGTGGCGCGTGTTGATTTCATAGTGTCTTGCCAGACTAAAGTTGTCGCGTACCCACCTGATCGCTTCGACGTGCCCACAGCGAGCCGCAATCTCGGTCGAGTAGCGGTCCTGGTAGTTGAGGGTCGAGCCGTCAGGACCAAAAATCATCGTCTCGAAAATCTGCTTAGCTCGTCCAAAAGTATGATCGAGCCCGAGCCAGATAGTGCTTACCCAGTAGCCGATCACATGGTCGCCGAGCACGCGGCGGTACTTCTCGGGGCGCATAGCCCAGTCCCACATCTCGATTTCGTTGCCTTGACGGTCGTAGTACATAAGAAAACGCCCTAGCAGATTTGGGCCGCTAGGGCGAGAGAGAAAGACTACCGACAGAGAAGCGTTGACACGAACTAGGAGCTCTACCAACTGAGCTATGTTCGAACTTTCGGACGAACAGCTGGACTTGAACCAGCGACCACCTCATTATCAATGAATGTAGTGCCAACTAGAATTCGGTAGCGGAAACGAGAAACAGAGTCACTGACAGATAGGCGTGGACACGTTCAATGCTGTCGTTCTAACCAGACTGAACTATCCCCCGCATATAGGGCGGGGGAGCTGGATTCGAACCAGCGACCTACGGCTCCCTATGTAGTGCCCACTAGATTCAGTGACGAACAAACAACATCACCAGCAGAGATGCGCTCGACAGAATGCACGGTTGGATTCGAACCAACGATCTCCCACTTGCGCGGGTGCTTTGAACCACTTAGCTACGCGCCCGAGGGTTGGTGGGCGATGTACTGCCGAACTAGATCTGGTGACTGAAACAGCGTTACTAGCAGGTAAACGCTCGAGACTTGACAATTCCAAAAAATGTAGTCCCGAACTAAATCTAGTAACTGAAAATGGGTGCTATCAGCAGGAAGGCGCCCGACACTTGTATTGATGTCGGTAATGTAGTGCCGAGCTGTATCTGATAGCGAAAATCGTGACTGGCCTGCCTATGAGCGACACCAACCGGATTGTCAGCATCAACGGCCAGTCACACGATACTTATAGCTCCACAGCTTCGATTACGCCAACCCAATTCTTGGCATTGCCCGACAAAAAGTTCGCGACGACATCGAACACAGCGTCAGAGAATCCGCCCACGTTCAAACGGTCGGGCGCGCTCGTAGCTTGTGTCGACGTCATCGCAGCGATGTCGATGCACACGAGCTTCGACTTCGGCGAGCGAGCCTTAAGCTTCGCCCACTCAGCCATCATGCCTGTTGTGTTGCTGTAATAGTGCCCCGCCCACGACTCGTTATCGCTCACGAAGATGACGATGTCAGGGTTGAGCTTGCGCTTGTTTAGCTCGATGAGCGGGAGCTCGCACTGAGTTCCGCCGCCGCCGAGCTGGGCCAGGCGCGTTGCGAAGTTCATGACGCTCGCTTCTTTTGTAACCTCGGCTACAAAACAGCGCGTGTCGAAGGGCAGAACAATGCTCTTTTTCGAGCGCTTCACGAGCGCGGCCGTGAACAGCGCCGCTGCGTCCACGTAGCGCACTTTCGTCGTTTGTCCGGGACGGTTACCGGTGATGGGACTCGACATCGACCCGGACACGTCGAGGCACAGAGCAACGTTCCCGTCGAGATAGGGCACGTTCTCGAGCGCGTGTTCCATCGCTTGCTCGAGGGCAGCGACGATGCTCGGGGGCGTGTCAGTGTCCGCGGTTGGCGCGGAGAAACGCCAAACATCGGGCGCCTTGGACAAATCAGAGACTGCCTTGAACGCGCTCATGATCTGGTACGGGAAGGTCTTGGCCTTCTGCACCAAGTTCTTGTCGGCCAACCGCTCAGCGATCAGCTCGACCATCGCCTGTTTGTCGAATACCCCGTGACGACGAAACGTGTTCAAGTTCTTGATAGTCATCGTCCACGACGCTCGAGACGCGACCTCCGCCCACTCGTCGTCCGACAAGTTCATCGAGTCGAGCATGCGGAAATCAACGTCAGGCACAACCCCCTCGCGCGTCTTCTTCCATGCCTCGAAGCGCTTGACCTCTTCGGGTAGCTTGGTCGCGTCATACTTGGTCGTGATGATCGTGCCCGCGTGCTCGTCGAGGATGTACGGCAGACCGTGCTTCTTCTGCCGCTCAGTGATCGCCCAGAGCATGACCTTGTCGATCTCCCCGCTCTTCGTGCGGGGCGTGCAGAGCTTCGTCTCGTCGCCGATCAAGTACCCGTACATCGCCCGCTGTGTCTCGCTCAACGTCGAGGGACGAATCGTGCGAATAATATATGACAGGCTCGGTGTCTCACCGATGCTATCGCGCAGCAGCGCCATCGGATGACGCTTGTTGAGCCAGCCCTCGATCGCGCGCCGGGGGCGCGTGCCAAAAGACTTGCGGCCTGTAATCCCCGACCGAAGAATTTGGACGAAGTTACGGAGCATGCGCCCGTTATCGATCACGTGGGCGAACGCGCGCGTGAACTCGGGCGCCTGGCGGGCGGCAAGCACAGCGAGCAAATATGCTGGCATGTCTTTGAGCTTGCCCTGTTGACGCGCGTACGTGGCCGCTTGAGCAATGAATCTTGAGTCGAGCTGCTCACATAGTTTCTTGATGTCGTCTAACTGTTCGGTCGCCGTCGTGTAGTAAGTGCTGCCGAAGAAGCCAGTGGCGGCGTACTGGGCGAGTTGTTCTTTGGCTGAGTAGCTGTACGCGCTACCGCCTGCTTTGTTGGGTGTGACGCGTGGCTGTAAAAGGGTATTGTCCACAGTCCCAACTCTGGGATAATGTGGCGAAATGCGCAAGTCCCTCTTACATGCGTGGTACTTTTTCGCGTAGGATGATCCAACAATGAAAGCAATCGAGGTCTTGACACCGCTCATTCTTGAATTGTTCGACGACGACGTGACAGTTAGGCTGCGGGGACAACAAATCGTCGACGCGCTCAACTACATCAAACCTGACTGGATCTGGTTTACGTTGGGAACTTTGCTCGCAGACGATAAGATACAAGTCGAGGGCAAGTACAATCCTATGATTCCTGTGGCTGATCAGACATGGAGGCTCGCGTGACGACGCTATTCAAACAAGCACCAAGGGTCGAGGGTGAAGGCCCAGTCGCAGTACATCGTGCGAAGCCAGAGGACATAATCATCGCGAGCACGACGTACCGTGGGCAGACACAACACATTTATCTGACTGAGCACATGGCCGCGAAACTAGTTGTCGTGCTCGCGTTCATGATCGGATTACCAATCGCGAACAAAGTACTAAAAGCGGTGAAGATGTGACTGAACTCGAAAAACTCAGGGCCGAGGTTTACCAACTACGTGCCGACCTACGAGTTGCGGCCGTTGTAATCGATCTCGCCTACGGGATACTGGACGCGAAGGGCTTCGAAGCAGTTGAGCGAGCGAAGGCGGGGCTCAAAGCGTATATCGTCGATCAGATCGAGAACGGGGGGCATAAACGGTGAGTGACGAAGAAGTCGAAGAAGTACTCAAGCACGTACGCGAGCTCGTCGCGCGCAACCAACGCTTGCTGCTCGAGAACACGAGACTGTGCGAGCAGGTCAACAGCGACGACGACGCGAAGGTGTTGATTCGCGAGTTCCGTACTCAGTGCCGCGAGCTACTCGATCGCATTATCCAGATGCGAACGCTGCTCAAGGAATATGACAGAGAGGACTGGCGCGATCCATTCAGCATAGAAGTGCCAGTACTCTCTCGCGACGGCATGGACGAACTACTGGCCGACATGCAGGCGTTGCTCGAGGGGGAAGACTGATGGCATTCGGACCAGGACGTTACGATGATCTCTGCACTTACGTGCTCGAAGAGTCAGGCGGAGAGGTCGTGATCGTCGCAGTGATCAACGGCAAACGCGGCAATGGCATCTCGCACCAAGCAAAAATGCGCAGAGACATCGACCCGATCGATTTCATGATGGCGCAGGCACAAGCGTTCCGCGAAGCAGCCGACCAGCTACAGGCAGAAGTGAGACGTGCGCGACAACAGAAACGGGGGAACTGATGACACGCGAACTCGAAATCGCCCTACGTCACGCACGTCAGGGCAAGAACGTACCCGCCCGCATGGAGGCTGCACTCGTACTCGCCGCCGAGGTCGAGCGCTTGCACAACACACTCGCGATCTTGTGTCAAGTGGAACAAGTGTCGGCACGTGCGATACGTGAGGTACTCGGTGCCTAGAGAGACCATCTATTGGGACAAGCAGCTCAAACCCATGACGGGGGGCAAGTGGAACCTAGCATCCACCAATCCCGAATACCGGCGCGTGGCCGAGTACACCAAGGGTAACCTACGCGTGCTCACCGAGTGGCTTGGGCTCGTACACTCACATGACGAGCAGAACCGACCGCTGATTTTCCGTACGTGCGTGTACATCGACGGCGACCTGGACGAGATAGCGGCTTGGTACGCGGACGAGGCAGAGGCAACGGCGGGGCATGTCGTGGAGTGCTTGAAGCGAAAAGGTAAGGTCAAGTGACTGATTACTCGTTCATGTCCGACTTCGCGGCTGGCGTTATGGTCGCAGGCTCGACCGCATGCATCGAGGTCTTCCTGCGACTGCGAGGCACGCACAAGCACAAGCGCACAGTGATTGCTGCGCTCGGCTATCTCGTGATGGCAGCCGCTCACAACGCTCTACGTGCATCGGGCTTCGAGGCTTTTCGGGCTTGGGCGCTCGAGGGTACCGTGTTCGTGCTCATCGGCGGTCTCTTGACCTGGCAGGGGCGCCAAAAACTGAGAGCTCGAGAAGCGGAAGTGCTCGCCCAGATCGCTGCATTCGAAGCCGAGTGGGAGGCCCGACGTGCTCCGAGTAACGATTGAGCTGGTGCCCCTCGGCGACGAGACACGCGCTCGTGTTATCGGCACGGGCAAGATATGGAACGACGGCACGTCCGATGAACGGCCCATTTACGGCAACTACGAGGGCGTGATCGATGGGCGCAAAATACGCGTCGAAGGGCACGAGCGCTCACACGGGGTGTGGGCGCTTTTACTCGCGGCCATCTCCGAACTGCATCGCCCCCGCGCGAAGGTCTCCGAAATATCTCCGAACACTGAGGGGAATCAGGGGGAATCAGGAGAACCTGGAAGCAATGACGAGCGACATATTCGGTAACACTGCCCTGCACTTACCCGCGGAACCTAGCGAAATCACGGGATTTTGGTTTTGGGCTATGCTAGGGAGTGTCCCTAATATGTCGCTCGTTCATTGTCAACAGTTCCGCATACTTACGCCGCTGCGATTTCTGAACTCTTCAATATCTCCGGCGCCTCGAGCACGGCTACCGCGTCTGTCTTGCTCGACCCCGCCAGATGCATGTACCGCTGAGTCACGGACAGGTCGTGATGTCCTGCCAAGTCCTTGATCACGTGCGCGGGTACATTGCGCAGAGCGAGGTGACTGCAGAACGTGTGACGTAGCTTGTGCACGTAGCCTTTGACCTCGAGGCTCGCTGCGCGTTCGCAGTCCGCAAGCCAATCAGAAAGCACGTTGCGCGTTGCGTCTGGGAAGATCCTCGTCGTGCCCTTTGCCCAGATTGCGAGAAGCGCTGCGCGTAGTCGTTTCGTCATCGGTACGCGCCTCGATTTGCCGCTCTTTGGTAGCTTCACGTGTCCCCTCCACACCGCACGCTGGATGTGAATCTCGTTACGCGTGAAGTCGATATCGCCACGTTCGAGGCCCACCATCTCGCCCGCACGCAATCCTGCGTCCGAGCCCAACAACACCATCGCGAGATGCCCGTCACCCGCCGCGAGCAAGATCGCATCGAGCGCAGGTCGCTCGTAGAACGTCATGAGCGGCGGTTCCTCAGGCACGAGCACGATCTTGCACGGCATCTTCCAGATGTCCTCGACCTCCACGGCGTAGTGAAGGCACGCACTCAACGTACCAAGTACGTTGTTCGTGTGCGTGGGGCTCTGATCCATCAATGCGGCTTTCAGACGCTCAACCTGCTTCGTTGTGATGTCGCTCAGCCGAAGTGCCCCGAGTGTGGGAATGAGCCACTTGCGGAAATGACTCTTCTTACTGCTGATACCACTTGGTGACTGGCGTGCTGCCTTGCATGCAGTGATGTACGTGTCCTCGTAGATGGACAACGCACTGCCTGTCTTGACTTTTGGCTGATCACCCTTCTCGAACTTCTTGATCACCTCCGCTCGGCGTTTCAGCGCCCACTTGACCGCTTCTTCGTACGTGGGCTTCGCAGGCCGAGCTCGGCGGCGTTCCTCGTACACGGTCCCGTCAGGGCGTGTGATGAAAAAGTGATACTCCCATGCCTCCTCTGCTTGCTTACGTGGGTCTTTCGAACGGGACTTGTAGGGTCGAACGTAAAAGTCACTCACTTGCGTACCTCACTTGTCCCGCGACTCGCTAGGTCGAGCCATTGTGCCAGAGCGTGCGCGCTCCACAATACTCGACGCGAGCTTCCCAGCTTTAGCGGCGCGGGTAGTTGATTTTTGGCGTGCATCTGTCGCACGGCTTTTACCGAGCAACGCAGGATGCCCGCGAGATCCTGAACAGTCAGAAGTTGCGGAAGTTCTAGTTTGCGGGTTGACTCGAGTTCAACGAGTCGTCGTTGCATTGCGATGTAGTCTTCGTGCTTGACTCGCATAGCTTCATCGACGGCATCTTCGCGATCGCGCTCTTGAGCGTGCGTTTGCTCGCGTGGCCGTACACTTGCCGAACCATCGTGATATCGGCGTGGCCGAGCAGATCGGCACAGTCCTCGAGCGACACGCCTGCGTTCCTCAGCAATGAACAGAACGTGCGGCGAAGGTCGTTGAACGTGAGCCGGTGCGGGAGCTCGTCATCGTTGAGCTTGGCGCGCGCGCGTTTCCAGGCGAGCATGAGATCTCTGTTGCCCGAGCCCCACTCGCTGAATAACGGCTCGCCATTCTTGGCAGCCTGTACGCGCCGCGCGAAGATCGGCAGAACGTTGTCGTTCAAGTCGAGGGTGCGCTCGCTCTGCTCAGTCTTGAGCGTGACTTCGTCGAGTTCTTCGACGCGGACCGTACGCTTGCGGAGGTCAACACGAGCACGTGTGAGTGTAAGCAGCTCACGGCGGCGCACGCCCAAGTTCACGTAGATCATGACGTCGTCGCGGCGCGTCGGGCACACTTCGGCGAGTAGCGCCTGAACGTGCTCGGCGGATTCGAGCCACGTGCAGCCCGGCTTGTAGAAGTGCTTGCGGCGCACGAAACCAGCGACCTTGAGACCTGACACGTCACAGCCCGCGAGACGTAGTGCCTGACGCAGTACACGATGTTCCTTCTGGATCGTGTGCCGGTCGGCTTTCTCGATCAGGCGCTTGTCCGTGTACCTCTCGAGCATGGCCAGGTCGACGCTCGTGCAGGCGGTCTTCTCGCCGAGCAGGCGCAACAGGTGCTTCGACCTGTCCGTGTGAAAGCGGACAGTGTTGGGCTTGGCACCGACACGCACATCGTGCGCGGCGAGCAAAGAGAACGCGCCCTCGAGCGTGCACACATTGACGATTACGGCGTCGACGGGGGCGGCTGCACGGACGCGCTCAATCTCACGTGCAGCGTTGAGGGCCGCTTTCCAGTCTGTCTGATGTGTCGTTGTCTCGTAGCGTTTGCCGAGATAGTCGTATCCCCAGAATACGTAGACCTTACAGCCTCTTCGCAGTCTTAGTCTTTTTTCGAGCGGCGACCTTTTGTACATGAGGTTTAATCTGTTCGATTGTGGAAACGGCATCAACCTGAGGTTCCACGATCGCCAGAACATCCGCATAATTCCGCGCGACGTAGGCAGCAAAGTTCTCAAACTTCAGATTCCACGGCCGCGAGAACAAGATTCCACGCTCTGGCGTTTTGTCCATGTTGTCGAACTTGTCGTCAATGAGCCAGTCACCCTGGATCAAGTGCTTCTCGCTCGTGAAGACGATCGAGTAGTTCCGGCGGTTCAAGAAGTGATCGAGCAGCCCGTAACGCGCCTCGACCCAGTGGTTGAGCCCACGCCAGGGCGTCGTCGCGAACACAACTTTGTTATCAAAACCTAGGTGTTCGATAAAGGATTGTGCTTGCGGGTAGTAGCCGATGAGATGCCCGATCTTGTCTTTTCTTTCGAGCATCTTGACGATGAACTCCCACTCGCTCTTCGTCAGCTCCATCGCCTCTCTGAAGTCGTACGACTTCCACGACTCAGGCGGGTTGAGCTTGCGCGCAAGCATCCGCTGCGCGAACTGATGCACGGCGGCCGCGCAGTTGAGAACTACGCCGTCACAGTCAAGTAGGATTGTTTTCACCACTTCCTCACTGTCCAAATCACAACAGCCATAAACATGATGCCGAACAGCGCAACCCACATGTTCGCAACGATGATCTCGGTCATGCGTTCGTGTCCCTTACAAAGCACAACAACAAACCACAGAGCACAACGACTAGAGACGCAGCCTCGAGCATGCCTTCCATCACTTGTCCTTGTTCCTGAACGTCCACCAAACAAACGCTACCGAAAGCCCCGACGTACCCAGAAAACAGCCCAGAACGAACAACGCCGCTTTCATTTCCTCTGACATTAGAACATCCCCTTGTATACGTGCCTTGAACGAGCCATCAGTTCTTGCGCCACACCCCGACCGTGCGCGCCCTTCGTCTCGAGGTAGAAATGCTGCACTGGTGCTAGCAACTCGAGCTGGGAACACAGCTCAGCAGCGAGCAGGTGCGGCCCTTTACCGTAGTCGGCGAGCAGCACGTGCTTGAGCCCGACGTCCGCCTCGACTTCACGTGAAGCCTTCGCAATGACATCGTGGCCGTAGGTGATCGGTGTTTCGGTTTCGAAGAGAGGCATACAGTCCACGTACAAGTTCTCGATGAGATACTTGGGGTCGTTAACTGTTTCCATTGGGACGGGGACTGCTGTTACTCTCAGAGCACTACTCATGGACTTGTTCTTGCCTTTGTGACACGTGGCGAAATGCGGGCACTTCTCAGGCGGGAACTTCTGACACGGACTGTCGTAGAGCGCGAACGCATTCTCGGGCATCGGGAACGACATGGGGTCTGCGCCCGCGGGGACCGCCGCGATCTCTTCGGCGGGCGCGAGTACGCGCAACTTGAACGCCTCTGTGTCCCGTGTCTCGTCGCGCCTGAGCTGGGAAGCCATGCTCGAGTATGGAACGACGTCACCCGCCCTTAGCGCCCCCTCACTGTTGCCCCACGTGCCCGTTATCCAGAGCGCACTGTCGACCTCTGGGTAGGCTTGCGAGTAGAGCAGGCGCTGTACGTCCTTCTTGAGCTTCGCGGGCGACTTGGCGTACTTGAGCGAGCCGCCTGTGGTCTTGTAGTCGAGCACGAAGCCGAGCGAGAGTCGGTCAATCACGCCCTTGAACAAGACACCGTGAATGATCTTCGTGAACTCGACCTCGAACTGCGCGCCCTCGTCTTTCGGGTTGTGCTTCCATAGCTCGCGGGCCATGCGCGTGATGTCATAGCCTTCCCACGGCTCGACTAGCTCGGGCTCGGTGTCCTTCGCCAGCTCGAGTAGTCGGTGCGTGCGCTTGCCGGCCTCGGCTGCTTTACCACCCGCGTCCCGTTGATCGGCGCGATAGGCAAAGGCCCACCGGCGCTGGCACATCGTCCACAGTTCTATGGAGCTCGCTGAAATAGGTCTCATTGTTCTTTGTTAACCAATCAGGAAGGCCGGAATCGTCGCGAGGGGTCAGAGGTTCGTAGTACTCACACGACTGATAAATGAGCTTGAAGAACTCACCGTTCCAAATAGCTATTGCCATTAGAGTGCTCCATGTACTTTGTCCGCCGCTTCTCTCGACCAGCGAATCGCGTCATCCATCCCGAAGGTGGCGAGTAGAGTTGCGAATGCTGCGTTGAATGTTCGGTGCCAAGCTTTGATGCGCTCGTTCTCTGTACCGTCATCCATTGCTCTGTATTTCATTACCCCACGCCTCCCATCCTGGCACTCGCTCACGCGCGAACAGTTCGATCTTAGTTTGTGTCGGGTGCATCTCTTCGATTCGCGCTCGGACGGCGGCGGGCTTCGCGCTGTGTTTGCCCCGTAATTCTTCATGCACCCACTGTCGCTCGTTCCGTGAACCACGCGGTTGCGGAATCTTTCCGCTCTTACCAACGAGCACGAACTCAGTCTGACTCATCGTGTAGTAACCGGGATTCGTGCGTAGCTTGTTCCACACGAACGCGACCGTTGCGTAGTCGAAGCCCCACGAACGCATCACGTGTAGCGCGTCCTGCATCATCGGTCCCGTAACCCAGAGGTAGAGCAGACAGTCATCGGACGCGATCTTAGCTACGGGCAGCATGCACAAGTCTAAGAGCGGCATCGTCTCGTAGTGCTTGATAGCACCGCCCGTGTCTATGCCGACGTCGCCGCCGAACCCGAACTGTTTTCTGCCTCGATAGTCCCACGGCGGATCGGCATAGATGATGTCGAACTTCTGATCAGGGAACATTCTTATCAATGAACTTCCGAATGCGTCGGCGCATCTGTGCTGGCGTAGCAAACTCGTTCGCGCCCTCGCAGCCGAACAATGACTCGGCTTGTGTATATGTGATTCCGAAGTAGCCGCACACTTCTTCGTCGTAGAAATCGACGGGCTCGTCCGTGTCTCTCAAGCTCACACTGTGCTTGGTCAGTTTGAACTTGCGTTGCAAGTCTCCGCGACTCGCGAAGTAACCGAGGACGCACGCGGGTGATCCGCACGGATGCAGGTATACGGTCATATTGAAATCGCGAGGCTTCACGCCCTCGAGCGCGACGATCAGCTTCTCTAAGCGCGCTTTGTTCATGTCACGTCCTCGAGCGCGTCCTTAGCCTCTTGCAGTTCTTGCTTGAGTTGTTCGAGCTGCGCCAAAACCTCAGCGACACGTGCTTGGGCTATCAACTCCGCTGCCTTCTCAGCTTCGGACTCGACCCCCGCCTGCGCCGTAGCGAGTTCTGACTCGAGCGTCGCAACTTGTGCCTCGAGAAACGCGATCCGATCCTTGAACCATTGTGTCGTTGTCATTTCTTGTCTCCGTACAGTTCGAACAGTTTCTTAGCCACGGTCTCTGCATTCGCGAACAGCTCATCGGTGCGCGGCTGGGCTGGCGGGCGGTCATCTCTGAGCACGGCCCGTTGCTCAGCATCGAGCAAGATCCCGAGGCACGCGCGCGCGGACGCGAGATGGTGCACGCCCGTGACTGGGTCGCGTTCTTGCCCAAAGAACCACTTGAACACATGCCTCGCGCAAGCCGATACGTACACGGAAGCTCGAACGCCATCGGTCATCCAATTGCACGCGCCGTACTTGAGCGCGCCCTCCAAGTACGCGAGCGACTCTTCGACGAGAGCCACGACGGGGATCATGTGCAGGGGTGCGCGGGCTGTACCTGCCAAGTCCTTGGGATTTGTGGGCTTAGAGTTCACCGGAAGCCAACGCGTAGATGATGTACGGCCAGACCAATGCGCCCAGCACGAGCTCGTACCAGCGCATGGTTTTGCGTTCGTTCTCCCAGAGGTAGATGAAGCAGCCGGCAGCGGCGGCCAAATAGAACAGTCCCAAGATGATCCAGATCATTCGTCGTCCCCCTCGTCTTCACCGAGCTCGATCTCTTCGACAAGAATCTGAACCTCAGCAATGAGAGCGTCGAGTGCGTCCGGCAGCTCGCCCTCGTCGATGTCTTCGGCGTAGACTGTGACGAGTGCTTGGCACGCTATGAGTAATTCGTTCGCTTGATTTCGTGTCATAGGTAACCTTCCAAAAACTCGATCGCTTCCTTCGCGCCGCGGCACACTCGCGCGGGGTACTTCGCAACGTTTAGCGCACCGATCCAATCCTCTTGCGCGTCCGAGACTTGCCCGCCCTTGGCGCGCTTGAGCTCGATGAACACGAGTCCGCTGCGGGGAGTGAGCACGAGCAAGTCCGGGAAGCCGGGGCTCACGCCTTTGCGCTTGTTCATCATCTTCTGCTTGAAACTCGTCGTGTAAGTCTCGTTGGGGCTGTGGTGAAAGCGCCAGCCTTTCACTCGTAACCACGACGCGACTTGCAAGTGTTCTAGGTACTCAGACTTCGTCGCCATACAACAGTGCTATCAACTTGTCCTTGTCGACTGGTTCGTTCTTCAAACAGTCGATGATGCCTACGTGCAGGCGCGTGATCTCTTCGGCACATACAAGTGCCGCGCCTTCTAAGAGCGAGAGTCCAGACCAGCCATAGTTACTTAGGCCGCTGATACGTGAGAGCGCACGGTTGAGCGTTGGTTTGTCCATAGATTCAGCTCCCCATTTATGTACACCGGCTCTGCGTCTTTGTCTAACATTAACGTCGCTGCAGGTTCTGCTCTCAGCAAGACGTCAGGTGTATAACTCTGGCCGACCTCGACATAGATCCTTGTAGCCTCGGTCGCGCTCACATGAAGCGTAGCTAACGGAACTTCTAGAACGATCGAGTCGTGCACTGTTAGTACAGGGTGACAATCGTAGAGTGGCTCTCCCCGTCCAGCCAGCTCACATGCGCGGCATACAGCTGTATAAGCCATTGCCGCGGCATCTGCGGCAAGACCTGAGAAGAGCCCGTTGCACGCGTCGGGGAACGATATATAGGCGCGTACTCGATCACTGATGAACTGTCTGATCGCGCCAAGTGCCCAGCGGTCCCTGTCGGGGAAGAAATTCGCAACAGCATCGAAGTAAGCCTCTGGTTCCCAGCGTGCTTCCCACGCTCGCATGATCTCGCCGGCTCGCCGATCGTCGATGAGCGGGTCACCGTCTCTGCGCTCTTTGTTCATCGTCGCGCGCAGACGACGCACCGACATCACGCCCCACCCGCCGAAGTTGATTCGCTTTGAATCGTCGCGATGGCGCGAGTACGGCTTCTGTTTCTTGTGCGCGAGCATCTCTTCATAGCTCACGTTCATAAGTCCACAGCCCACGTCACAATGCACGTCCCGCCCAGTATTCAAAGCGTCCGCGAGCTTGTGACTAGCGCCGAGCCATATCTGGCATTGAGCAACCGTCACGAGCTCGTGCATCGCATAGTCGATGTCGACGAACGCGTAGCCAGGGCGCGCAACGAAGCAGTTACGCATGCGCCCGACCTTGGGTAGATTCTGCATCTGCACGCCGACGTAGAGCTTGGGGATGCGTGTGCTGCAGCGCCCGTTCTCGAGCAAGTTCACGAACTCGGTCTGCAGCGGGAGTCCGCGACTACCCTCTTTCAGCATCGTCACTTTCTTAATCGTCGTATCGGCGCTCGTGTAGAGCGAGTACGCTCGGAGGACGGGATCGCCGCTGTCACGCGTTGCTTCTGCGTTGAGACAGACGCCCTCTTTGGGGGTCTTTTTGACCTCGATGCCCGCCTCAGCACAGACGCGTTCCATCCTGGCGCGTGCGCGCTTCGTGTCTTTGCTCCCGACCTTGCTCGGCGGGACGCGCTTGCTCTTGTCATCGAAGTCGTAGTCGCCACGCAACAGACCGTGCGCGAGCAACGTGTGCCGGGCCTTCTCGATCTCGGCTTCGACTTCCGACAGGTACAAGTCACAGGTGGCGCCGTCAGTGATGACGCCCCGGTGCACCATCTTGCGCCGCGCGAACGCGTAGTAAGCTTGCCTTGGGCCATCGTTGAGCAAGTCAGCCCAGTGATCTTGCGCGGCGTGCACCTGGCGCGTGCCCTTTGCGTCCTTACGCGCGTACTGGTCCGCTTCTGCCGGCCAGTCCTTGAGCGGCACGTCGATCAGTTCGCCGTACCTGAGCCTGTACGTATCAGCGCTCTTGTCGAGCGTGCCGAAACCATGCCGCTCGTAAAGAGCTGCGAGCGAGTACGAGAACTTGACCTTCTCGTCTTCGGCGGCGCGAAAGCCCTCGAGCTGGCCCGTGCCGAGATCGATCAGCCGCTGGCGTAGCTGTACGTCGTGCACGCGCCCCTCTTCGTGCGCCCGCCAGATACGGGGCTTGAGCTGGGGGAAGGCGCGGAGGATGACCCACTGATCGAAGGTGCCGTTCGCCCACGTGCTTTCGCACTCGTCGTAGACGTAGACGAGGAAGTCTTCTGCCTCAGTCCAGTGCAAGATCTGAGGCTCGAAGCTGTCGTCACAGTAGGTTACACACGCGAGACGGGGGGCGACATCTGCGCCGCGTCCGATGAGCGCGGTCTCAGTATCGACGGCGAATAACTTCACGAAGCCTACTTCTCATCTGGGTACGAGACAATGTTCACGGGCCGCAACAAACTCTCGAGCACATTGACGCGCATCTGAAGCGCGGCGTTCTCGCAGAGCAGTCTGTTATAAGACACAGCAGCGGCGGCGAGCTCACCTTCGTAGTGTTCCTCGAGCTCGCTGCCCTCGTGCAGGCGCATGATCAACGCGTCTGCGTAGAGCGTGGCTTCTTTGTCGAGGCGGGTGTTGATTTGCTTCAGTTCAGTGAGATGATCCATGTGTCCCTTTCACGGTAACGAGGGCAACTTCGGTAACCACCAATAGCCGCGCCACTCAGACACAAGGCCAACACGAGGCACCGGCCCCGGTGTTACGTCCCTGAGTCGTTCGCGCACACGGCGTAGTTCACGTACTGACTGTTTGACGTGGTCAAGGGGCTTTACTACGTAAAGACCCGGGTTCTGTGGCGTGTCGAGTGTCCAATACCCGCGGGCGAAGTCCGCCCAAGCGTTGATATGGTCACGAGCCCGACAGCGCTCGTATGTTTCGAAAAGCGAGAAACGGCCTTGGGGAGCTTCGAGGACCGCAAGGCCGTTCTCTAGTACGTAGATGCTGCACGAGTCGAGGTGGTGGGTGCTGAGTACGGCGTCGAGGATGTCGCCGATCTCGTCCGCGTACAGCCGACAAAAATCATCTTGCTTCAGCTTGCGCCAGCGAGTTTCGCTTACGCACCGGTAGAGCAACCGGTCTTCAATCGAGGGGAGGTGCTTCAACTTCTGAGGGCGAGACCAGTTCGACGATATCGTCCAGCATCATCACTGCATCGTTCAGAGCGTCGATGTCGTCATCTTCTTCGAAGCGAATCAATGAGAACCGGGTCTCGCGCAGTAATTGCCGAACGTCATCGCGGATCATTTCTTTGCCTTTGGCTGGGCTGCTAGCTTCAACGCATTCTCGCGCGTCTCGTCGTGCGCGAAGAACTCGCGCTTCAAAAACTGGTACTCCTTGACGAACTCGGGATCGGCGGCGAGTGCCGGGTTCTTTTTCAACTTCTTCTTGCCGTCCGCCTTGAAGTCGTGCGTCGCAACGAGCTTGATCTTACGGTTCAAGAAACACGAGGGCGGGCGGATGCTTGCCTCGAGCACCTCGTACCAGTTCTCGTTCTCGATCTTGTCAGTGTCGAGCCCGTCAGACAGGCCCATCGCAGCGACCAAGATGTTCTTGGATTTGCCGTCGAACATGACGTCGTCTTCTGCGAGATAGTGATTGCGGACCGAGCCGACTGGATACGCGTCGGTGTCCGCGCTCAAGATCTTCAGGTCGACGATGAGTGCCTGAATGCGCGCCTTCGTGTTGATGGACTTCCATCCAACAATTAGACACTCATAGTTACCCGGATGATTGATGTAGTTGCCCCCGGAAGAGGCGTTGACCTTGTTAAGGTCGCGTTGTGCGAAAACTCCCATTGCATGTATATGTCACGCTTTCGCGATTGTACAAACCTGTACGAGTTACTCAGTTTCGGCAGGCAGCACTCCCGGTAGTCGTGATGCGCCAACGCATTGGATCGTGCGCATCGCGCTCGAGGTAGCCGAGCTTCGCGAGTCGGCACAGCGTGTTGATGAGTCTGTGCACGACGAAGCCCTCGGGGCCTTGTTCCTGCGCGTGCATGAGCCAGTCGTATTCCGTGACACTGAGTTTTAGCGCGGTCATTGCGGGCCGCCTTTCTCGCACGAGTATCCTGTGACACTGAGTTTTAGCGCTGCCATCGAGCCCCCTTCCACGTGTTTACGGTCTGCAAATCGCTGACGCACCAGTCGCATAGCAACAGGCGCGACGAATCGTTCTTGCCGAGTGCCTTCTCGGCGACAGCGCCCATCCGAGCGGACGTTATCGCTTCCCAGTTCTCTCGGACGGTGAGCACGAACGTCACGTCGACGGTCGGCTGCATTTGCCCTCGACGGGCCGTGCGCCCTATTGACTGGTCGAGCTCCAGCGCAGAGGATGGTGGGGTGACATATAGGTTCTTGTGCCACCGCTGTAGGTTCCGACCCAGCATATTTGGTCGAACCGCGAGGATTGCACCGGTGTTCGCGCGGTAGGCTTCGATTGATCCATGCTGCGAATCGTTCCCATTGGCATGAAAGAACGGCAGCCCGCTGAGCTCGGCAAGCCTACGGCCCACCGTAGGTTGTGTCACCCAGCACAGGCCCTTCTCCCGGGCCAACCATAATGCAGCAAATGTTAAAACACTCAAGTCAAACCATGCAGTCTTCGTGCATGGCGTGAAGGTCGGCTCGATCGCGCGCCAGTTGGCTAACAGCCCACCGTCGTCGATTTGCCCGCAGCGAACGGCGGCACTCACTTGGGCCGGCGTGTCGAGCCCGTAAGTTGCTTCGTCGCTCACGATCGCGCGCACGAACGACGACCACAGCGAACGAGCTTCGCGCCATTCGAGCGGCGGGGCCGGATCGAGCACCTTGGCGAAACCAGCGCCCAACTGCTTTAAAATGAGGGGTTTGCTGTACAGCTCTTCGAAGCAGCGTCCATCCGGCAGGACCATATCCAGCCACGCGGACTCGCACAGCTGGTCCATCGCGGGGTCCATGTCAAGCCTGTGATCTGAGACGTAGATCGAACAGTCGATAGCCTCCGCAGTGCGAGAATAAATGTTGCCGGGGGTCTCTTCGACGCGCGTGCCAACGCCCTCGCGGACTCGTTTGAGGTCATCCTGGTTGTCGGCCCATTTAGCTAGTGCACCGGGCGGTCGGCGCTGGCCCACGACACGCGTATCAAGCGCCTCGCACCACTCGCGGATCACGTCGGGCTCGCGTGGCAGAGGCGAACCCTCGCCCAGCACGAGTTCTTGCACGTGGGAATACTGACTGAGCGACTCGCCCGGTGTTCCCGTGAGCGGGATTATCGGCACCTCGGGGTGCGCGTCCTTATACCGGCGCAAGCGGCGAAACCGCGCGCCGTTCGGGTTCGCGAGGCTGTGGGCTTCATCGATGACTATCAGGTCCGGAGCTAGTCTCTCGAGGTAGTCAGCATAGTCAGCTCGGCTCAGACGCTCTACAGATAGAAAAGTGTAGCTGTGACAGATGTGCCAATTCGTAGCTAGCTCACGGAACTCGCGCACCGTCTTGTCTATGAGCCGCGCGTAATTGAGGAAGAGCGGGCGGCGGGCTTGTAACAGGGCGGTGACAAGCGTCTTGCCGCCGCCAAGACTGGCGACGACGTTCAAGCGGCCCAGTTCCTCGAACTCAGCCAGCGCCGCCGCCTGCATCGGGTACAGGCGGGCAGTGGGCACCTTGGCGAACTTCGCCGAGAGACGGTCGATGAGCTCGGGTGACGCGTGCCAGCGGCGACGGGGGAGCTTGTCGATGCGTTCGAATTCGAAGGACTCGGCGACAGGCTCGGACAAAAAGATACGGCCCAGCGTTGAATGCCGGGCCGTAGTTTGGGGGCTGTGACCTGCTTGCTCTAGCAGGGCGGCGAGGATGGACATGCCGCTTATATGTAGGAACTAAAGGGACGTGTCCATTCCCGGAGTGCGAACGGCTTACGCAGTTTGAGAACACGCGATAGCAGCGTTCGCCGTGAACACAGCTTCGCGAATCTTTCGAATCGCGGCGGTTTGGTCTGCGCTCGGTGGAGTCAGCATCACGATTATTTCCGCCAAGACCTTTGCTGCTTCGCGGATCTCAACGTACTTCTCATTCTGGCCGGGCTTGGGCGCGTGATAAACGAACCAGTTATCTAGATCTGTTTGGGAGATTGTCATTCGGACACCTTATGCGAACTGAGCATCCAACACCATCGCCCGTCGATGCGCTTGGTAACTCCATAGACGTCGTTCGCGCCCCAATAGTACCTCGGGGGCGCGACTGCCCAATACTTCCCTGTAGGCGTAGTGAACGTCACGCATGCTTTTCTGTTGGTAGTGGGGTTGGTAGGTCGGGACCAGAACTCTGTCTCGGTGTTCTCGTCCGCGATTGCCGCTAGCGCGGCTGGACTCATACGAATGATTTTCAGTTTCTCGGTCATGAACTTGTTGTAGGTCGGCCTCGATTGTCGCGACGAATGCATCGGCGCGTGTCTCGGGGGTTGGCTTGATCCACGAGTTATCGAAGAACATCGTTGCGTCTAAACACATTGGGGCTTGGTCCTTTGAGTTGCGATCGTCAGTCGAACGGGAAAAGTCTGGTACTCAGTGCAGTCGTGCGTCTGGTACGTGTTCATGTCCGTGAACTGGTGCGCGCACGGAGCGCAATAGTACCTGTAGCAGCCCACGAGGGCCGCCAACGCGTCTCGGTGAATGGCGGGCGGGGGGAACTCGGGCGGGATGTAGATCACGCGCTGACCGTGAGCGAGCGCGTCTATGTCGATCTCACTGCCCGCAGGGAGGTAGAAGACTCTCGGGGCGATGAGGCCGGCGAGCCAGAAACGGAGTCGGTTAATCACTTCGCAGTACTTACTATCTCGACGCACATATCAAACGTGCGACGACTGGGCATAGCACTCACGAGATACGCGCGTAGGGCTTCAATGGTGCGCACACGCTGGGCCTCGGGCTCTTCGTCGAGCTCGCGAAATGCTTGTTGGAGTTCAGGGCTCATCACTTCTTATTCAGTTGCGCCGTCGCAAGCTTGTTGCGCAAGTGCTTTTTTTCTTCTTCAGAGATCGAGATGATGTCGGTCGCCGAGTTGATGAACGCGGACAAGACGAGGCGCACGCGCTCAGTCGAGTCATCGAGGGCTGTTTCGACGTGCCGTAGTTGGCGCGCATAGCCCTCAGCTACGATCTTGAGCTCTTGGGTGGCAAGAACGAGCTTGTCTTGGCGAAAGGCTTGGGAGATGAGCCTGCGCCGTCCGTAGTCCCAGAGCGCGAGGACGGCGCCCAGAACACTAATCGTGGTCAATAACAAATTCAATATCATGTTTCGTGATGGCTTGGCTAATGCCAACGAGATCGAGCGTTGCGACTTTTACCGCACTCTTTTTGAGGCGATCTTTGCCGAACTTGACCTCAGTGAGAGTGAGGGCGCCATCGAGGACGGTCACGCGATAAACGTCGTATTTCTCGCTGTCGTTCTTGCCGATTACGACGCCTATAAAATCGACTAGCTCGGGTTCAGATGGCTCAGGTTCGATCATGACTTCCTACCTGCTAGTATAAACGACTTGCGCCCCGCCCGCCCGACATTGTTGTTGGATTCTACGCACTGTCGTCTCGCTCTTAGACAGACACTCGGGCGAGTGCACCAACACATAGTCAATCGTCCAGGTACCGTGAGACAGCTCCTCGAGCAGCCGATCAACCCGATCGAAGGTGTGCTCGAGTTTGACGCTGTGTACCTGAACCCAGCGCTCAATCGATCGTTTCTGCTCGCCCAGCTTATCGCGCCTGATGAGGGCGAGCGCATAGGTGCGCAGCACCTTTCTCTCGAGGACCATGCTCGTTACTATATCACTGTTTGACAATGCCAGAACCAATCGCGCAGTTCGGGAAACACTCTCATTCGAGAATTTCCTAACTGACTTCAAAACGCCGGTCGTGAGCGATCTCGAGCCCACACCTGAATCGGCTAAAGCTCTAAAGATGAGCTGCTCGGCTTTTGCACCCGCTGTCTTCCGTGAAGACAAGCGCAAAAAAGCCAACATTGAACAAGCACAAGTACTGGCATTTGACATTGACGAAGCTGTTAACGGGCACGAGCTGGCTGAGAGACTCAGGCGCAGGGGCATATCGTGGGCAGTGCACAGCACGACTTCGGGGCGCGGCGTACACGTCCTGATTCCGCTCGCTCGACCTGTCGATCACGAGACGTATCTCCGGTACTGGGACGAGGCGCGTTCGATCTTCTACGGCATCGAGATCGACGAATCGAAGCGGGGCGCGGAAAGTTTGTTCTTCGCGCCGAAGATCTTCTCGGCACATCAAAAAGCGTACTTTTTCGACTGCGTAACCGATGCGCCGTACTTGGGAGCTTCGGGTTTTGCGCCCTTCCGACCCGAGAAGGTTGGGGCGGATAAGTATGTTGACGAAGTACGACGAGCACACAACAAGCACACAACTGTAAACCGTAACGCGTTCGTGTTGGGCCTACTGGGTGTCGAGCTCGAGGACGCGAAGGCTCGGTTGCTTGAAGCGTTGCGAGAGAACGTCACGAGTGACGCTGTAGTCTCTTGGGATGCTGCAGAGCACACGATTGTAAGCGCATGGACTGATGGGCACGCGCAGAAAGAAGCGGAGGACGCACGGCCCAAGTTCGTGCCGCGCGAGGCAAAAACTACTGGAAAACGTGTGCTAAAAGAGGCGGTCGCGGGAATTAAGAAGGGCGAGCCGCTAGGGGCTTGGGGGTTCAAGGTCGGGCAATTCGTGCCTCACGTGCTCGAGTACGAGTCGGTGTTGGACTCGCTCAAAGAAGCTTGGGAGGGGGCGAAGAACCACGATACACGGTCGCTAGACACAGCAGTGAGCGAGCTCGTGTCGGGCCTCGACGCGGGGAAACGGACGCCCGTTGGTGTTCACGAGGATTGGCAGCGTGAACTCAAGCTCACCCCTGATGGGCTGGGCTTTCACGCTGGTGAGAACAACGTGTACATCGTGCTCGAGAAGCATCCTGATTTGCAGGGGCTTGCTGCGCATGATGTACGCGAGGGCGCGCCGATGTACTTGCGTGAACCGCCCTGGCACAAAGGACTTGAACTGGGCTATCCGCGACGACTCGAGGACAGCGATCGGCAGCCTCTTGCGTGCTGGTTACGCGAGCAGTTGGGAGTCGCGAATGTCAAACCACGCACGGCACTCGAGGGCTTGGCTGATTTAGCTAACCGAAGTAAGCACGACGCCCTGTTGGAGTACTTCAAGAACTGCGTTAAGGCAACAAGTACAAATGTAATCGAAACAGTGCTGTGTCGGGTCTTGGGAGCCGAAGACAGTGCATACACGCGCGCGGTCACGATGAAGTGGTTCATCGGACTGGTGGCGCGGCAATTTCAGCCGGGGTGCAAGATGGATAACTTGCTCATCTTGGTGGGTGAGCAGGGTTTGGGTAAGTCCACGTTCTTACAGGAACTATTTCCACCTGAACTGCAGGAGGCAGCCTACACCGATTCGTTGAACATGCTTCGTCTCGAGCGCGATCAAATCGTCAAGTTGAGCAGGTACGCGTGCGTCGAGATCGGCGAGCTCGCTGCGATGAACAAGAGCGATATCGAGACGGTCAAGATGGCTATCTCGCAGCGCGTGGGAGATGAACGCGCGGCATACGCCCAGCTGCACGCTCGCTATCCGAGACGGGCCGTGTTCGTCGGGACGACCAACCGAGGCGATTTTCTACGGGACCCGACAGGGGCTCGGCGCTTCTGGCCAGTCGAGGTAAAAGGTCGTCTCGATTTAGAGGCCCTACGCGCCATCAGGAGCGATTTGTGGGGCGAGGCCGTGGGTGCGTACCACCGAGGCGTTTCCTGGCATCTGGGAGCCGCTGAGGAGGCTTTAGCGGGGGAAGTTCGGGAGGACTACCAAGAGGAGGACGCGCTGAGCGAGAAAGTGAACGAGTTGCTAGCCGAATGGCCAGGCGAATCGAAGTTCGAGGATGCTGGCTATCACATGCAGGCTTGGCAGCTCGAAGGTAAGCGCGTGCTCAAAGTTAGACTTGGGCAGTTGCTGCTCAAGCTTGGGCACGATTTGAGCAACAAGACGGTCGAACGCCGAATTGCTGATTGTCTTCGAAGGCTTGGGTGGACTTGCAAACTCGAGAAGCATGCGGGCACGCCGTATCGCATTTGGTACAAGCAGGCTAGGTAACGAGATGCAGTTACCGGTAACTCGCTGAAAAGTTGTTCAGTAGGTTACCGGTTTTCTTCCATGAATACCAATCATTAGTACTAGTAGGTAACAGTAGTAACAGTAGATTAGATAATATAAAGAGTATAGATAGAATATATAGAGGGGGGGGGATCTATATGAGTAGGGAACCATGCTGATCCGCGTTACTTCCGATACTTCGTTACCGCTAAATAGCCAATGCAGGCCGGCTCATAGCCTATAACAACTAAAAAAGGACACCTCGAAGCCTTCGAAGGTGTCCAATCTTTGCACATAGCCTATTGAGGCTAGCGCTGTCAGCCTGACGCCTGCGCGTCATCAGATAGCTAGTGTTGGCTATGCACGAGTCTTGCCCAGTCCGAGCAATGTGCTCGGGTCGACCTCGAGAAGTGCGCACATGTGCAGAAAGGTGCGCAGATTCATATCTCGCCTACCCGTCTCGATGTCCGCGAGATATGGCCTGGATAGGCCAATCCGGGGCGCGAACGCCCGTTGGCTAAAGCCCCGCTCTTCGCGAATCCGCTTCAAGTTCATGGCCAAGTTGTGTGCGATCTCAGTTGCCATAACAGCCTCATCAGGTGACAAGTCGGCAAGCGCTTCGACCGGCGCAGATACGAGTTCAAGTGCGTCTGGCTGATGCCAGCTCATCATGCCGTCATGCCAGCGCACGAGTGCCTGTTCCGGGTCTCCCGGAAGGTCTCTATGCAGGCGTTTGACGATGCCAATCGCGCCGTCCTGGGGCGAGCGTACGACCGAATCGGGCTTGATTGTCACAAGCTGCGCGTTCTTCCCAACCGGTGCGGGATCCTGGCGCGAGCGTACGACCGAATCGGGCTTGACCGTCATATTCCGAGACGCAGCAAAACTTGCGCCATAAGCAGCGTCACAAGTGTGCAAAAGATCATGCCGGGCACGCCGCCGTGTTCGATAATGAAGATGATCATATGTTCCTATTTTCCTTGCTCCAGATAATTTCAACGTAAAGTGTCTCGCACTCACGCGGACAGGTTTGTATCCACGCTGAATAGTAGCGCGTGTGTCGAACGGTGATAGTGCACGCGTGTGGGCACCCGGTCTCGGATGAAAGGAAAAGCCAGGGCATGTTGTATGTAATGCTCATGGAAACCTCACATTCACATGCCAAGCGCGACCGTCGTCAGTCTCGCCCCAAAACTGCCATTGACTCGGCCCGCGCACATAGTCTTGAGTGAGACGCAATAGCGCGTCGAGCTCTTGTTCATTGTAATCGAGCGTGATCGTGCTGTCGGTCGCGATGCTCTGCGCGATCGCTTGTTGGGCGGTCACTGTACACCGTCCCATTGCCGAGCCTCGTCGAGGCTCGAGAAGGCATGGTAGCCGTCTTCGAATTTGACGACTGCACGAGCCCACGGCGCACGCTCAAATGCTTCTTGCTCGCTCTGACACTCGTCTAAAAACTTATCTCTCATCTTTGTTCCCCTGTTCTTTGGCCCGTGCCTCGGTAGGTTGCCGAGGCCGTTGTACGATTACTACTTACGGAGCCGATCTTCGATACGCTGGCGTGCGATGCACTCGGCAGACTCGACAATCCGCGCAAGCCAGCCGCTCTTGCTGCGCGCTACGTATTCTTTCAGCTGAATGTACGAGCGGAACGCGACAAGCTCATCAGTCGTTGCAAGCGCCGCATACGCTGAATCGAGCGCGAAAGCTTCAAGCTGTTTCGCTTGGTTCGCGTCGTCGAAGTAGGGCAGCTCAAAGAAGTGAATGTCGGCATTCTCTCGAACTTTCGCCCCGTAATCCTCGACGAGGCGCGTCTTGAGTCGTAACAGAACGGACTGTGTCTCGGTCATATTTACTCCGCGAACCTATCGTGCCACACACGAACCCGAACACGTACGTGCTCGGGTTACAGTGTCGTATCGCTAGGTCACTCATCCGTTACAATCTCGTGGCCGTGATGCTGCGCCCATCCCAGCACAGCATAGAGCTTAGGCGCGGCGCGCACTTTGGCGGCGCTGAATGAAAACGTCAGGCGTAGCTTATTCGGCGCTATGAGCTCCACTCCAACTGGATAGCCACGGGTGCGATCGGGCTGTAAGCAAGCGTATGCGCTCCAATACAATCCATGCCCTTGTGCGGCCGTGAACGGTTCACCAAGCGTGGCTGAGATAAACGACACGGCTTCAGCCATCGGTGTCCACTGATCGGATATTCTCGGTTTACTCATAGTCAATAACTCTTGCCCGTCATCTTTGTGCGTAGATATACGCGTTGATAGTTGTCGGTCCGGAAGTAGACCGAAGGCCCCGCGGCTGCCCTCGGTCGCATCTCCCACACTTCGATTGTCTCGCCCTTGTTCGTGTCGATTGTGACCGGTCCTATGACCTCATACGAGGCCATTACTTGCTCGGAAGCGGCGCGATCTTCACGCCCTCAATTCCGCCGCTAATGTGCTCGTGCGTGTCGTATGCTTTCCAGCGTGCCGCGTCCTCGGTCTCTGCTTCGACGTCGAGAACTTGAAAGCTCGACGTGCCGAGTGCGCCAATCTTGCGACCATGGAATACGATTCTGTACTTATTCATGACTTGCTCCCACGATACTCGGTTGGATCCTCACCCGCGCGCCAAGCGGCTCGAAGGTCGTGTTGTGATGTTGTGTCCTCACGGCCCGCTGCGTTCAGCCATTCTGTAAACGTGAGGCCGTCACACTGATACTTGCTCGACATTCACGCGCGCGTGTACACGCTTGAATGTCTTGACGTCGAAGTAAGCCGAGTCGCAAAGACCGTGTTTTACAGCTGATTTGCGCACAAGCTCCCAACACTCGTACGTGTCGCCGGACCACGTCTCGACTGTGACCGGCTTACTGCGCACGCTGTAGTTGCGCATTGTGTCACCAAAAAACGCCATGCTCTTGCGGTCAAAGAAGTTCGAGCCAGTGGCGGATACGCGTTCTTTTAGTTCTGCTGGTGTCATTGTGTGCTCCCTATCACTCGTCGAAGTTATGGTTCATGAACGTGTCGAAGTCCGCGCCAAAGAACTTTTGCAATCGCCCGCGCGTTTCCTGGCATGTGCGCCAGATCTTCTCAGCCTTGCGCGAGTCTGTGTCGTAACCGAAGTCGCTCGCGAAGTCCTCAAACAGCAGGTGTTCGCCTGATCGCGCGTCTGATTGCAGGCACTGCAAGACGTCTGTGAGCGTGGGAACATTCGGCGCAACATAACCCTCCGTATCGGAGATCGTGAGGCGTCCACTGCCGCCCAAGACAGCGCGCGCGAGCTTATGATTGTCGAGCTTGACCGCGTTACCACTTGGGAACTTGACGCGTTCGCAGTGGGCAAACCCCATGCCAAAAGGTGTCGTGTGCGTCTTACCGGCGCGCGTGAGTGTGACCTCCCAGTCGAACATGCTGGTGTCATCGTTCACGCCTTTGAACCGTGCATTGATTGTCGTGTCCATGAATGTAGACATAAAACTCCCTAACTAACGCAACCACACAGTAGCTCGCACAGTCCTAGCGCGAGCTCTAGTGCAGGTGTGTCAATCAAACAAACTCGTGCGCAAACGCTTGCTCCCAAGTCTCGTAAGCCGGTGAGATCTCAAGCCGCGTCATCTTTGGAAACTCTGAATAGGGAAAGAATCTTGACAGCTCCGTAATGGGTAATCGTGCTTGTGCTTCAGTCACAACTAAGCCTGCGGTGTACTTGTTGTCGCCGATAAATCGTACTTTGTGATACATGTTCACAATCCTTCCCGTTCCACGATATCGCCCCAATTCCCGATGAATAACCGGTCACTCGCGCGCTTGTATACGAGCGTGGTCGCGTACGTGTCGCCAGCGTTGCAGTACTCGTAGGTCGGTGCGTAACCCTCGCGTGGTTCAGTATCGCCAAGCGCCTCGACACCATCAGTTCCAAGTATGTGGTCGATAGCGTGGAGCACGAGCGTAGTACGCCACATACGGCTGTTGTAAGGATCGTTGTAGCAAGAGCGCGCATACGCGGCGGTTTCTGGACACTTTGCCTCGATTAGTGGCTCGAGTAGTTCGCGATAGTCGCGCGCTGCGCAGAGGTCCTTGATTAGTTTTGCTTGTGCGGCGTCAAGGTCGAATGTGTCGCGTAGTTTTTTGGCTTGTGGTGAGATCATTGTCTTACTCCTGTTCCGGTTCAGCGTAGGCCGATTCAATCCGCTCGTTTGTGTGATCGCAGTACAGCTCGGGATTCTCCCAATTCGCGTCGTACGCGGTCACTCGCCATTGTGCGTTGTCGTTGTCACGAATCGCGCGCGCGATCTGCCAAACGTTCTCGCGGCAAGCTTCGTAAGAGAGCACTCCACCGTCAGCTGTAACCCAGAAAAGCGGATAGCAACCTACGGACGTGTACTTGGTTTTTATTGACTCGAGAAACTCATGCACTGTTAGCGGTGTTCGCATTGTCTTACTCCGTTGCTAAATCGTGTCAGCTATGCGCGAGTACATCCATGCACTCGCGTAACGCTCGCACATTTAGATGCCTGTGTAGTAATCGACCGTCACGTGCTTGGCCTCGATTGAGTACTGGCCGGTTGGATACTCTGACTCTTGCTCCCAGTCCGTAGTCTCGTACGTGTGCACACACGTTTCGAGCTCATTGTCGTCTGCGCCTAGTAGCGTACGAAGCTCGCTAGCAACGTTCTGCACGAACAATGCGAGACACTCTTCGTCCGACCATGCCGCGATCTCTTCACGGTCCCAAGCGCCTGTCTCGCGCGCCCATTCCTGCATACCCTCGCAGGCTTCAGCGCGGTCACTAAGCAACCATTTATCGGCCGATTCCGCGACCTCGAGTGCGCAAGCCCAAGTCAATCGGCCGGCTTGGTCGCCTAGGTTCGCTTGACTGTTAGAACAGTCCCAAGGCTCGCGCGCGGAAAACATCACAGACACGTCAGCTTTGATTGTGGTCATATTCAAACTCCCTATCAGTGCCCACTGTAGCGGCTAAGCGTTCTTAGTCGCTACCGTCGAACTATAGAGCGGCAAGCGCTTGTGCTGGCGTAGAGTGCCAACCTGAGTGCACCGGAAATGCGAGGCTGTAATCGCCCCAGTTTTCCGCCTTGTATAGGTAGCGTCCGGGAGTGCCCATTCTAACCAGCCGCTTGTTTTTGCTTACGTTCGCATAGGATTCAGAAACCCATGGGTTTTGCTTCCACTCGTATTTCACAATCACACCTCCCTATCAGTGCCCACTGTAGCGTCTAAGCGTTCTTAGTCGCTACCGTCGAACTACAGAGACTCAGAACGTATTCTCACGTTGCAGGTAATCAAAATCCACCCAACCGGAATCACCACCGCGCCAATGTTCGATACGCGCGCGCGGTCGCGCTCCTCGACCGCTCTTGAAAATCTCAAGGATACGGACGCGATCACCTATACAGAGCGACATGCCCGGCACAGTCCATCGCAGATACAGTTCTTGACCGACTTTCATGCTCCCTCGATTCTGCTCAACACTCGCGCTGCAACCGGACTAGATTTGCCGGCCATTGCCGCCACGATGATACGTGTGCTCAACACTGTTAGAATCCGTTGCTTGTCCCACGCGCCTACCATGTTCGCCTCCACAATGTCCCCAAGCCAAAATCAAGAGCCCGACCAGAATAATCGGAATCATCAGATACCAGAACAGCGCAGCGCCTACGACGGCGACCGCGATTAGAAACAGAACCCAGAACAGCGTAATCATTGTGCACGCTCGTAAAGCTTGTTGAGAGCGCGCTTGATCCGGCGCACTGCTGTAACCGTTTCTTCGACGAGTAGCGCGTCAACTATCTCGCCGCTGCGTTGCCTCGCGTCGTATGCGTTGAGGCAACCGATCAGATCTGAGTGTTGCGCTTGTAGCGCGTCAATCATGCGTTGCGTAAACATACTTATAACCCTCTCAACGCCCTAAGCCCGCTCTAACTCTCACAGTGTGAGAATCAGGCGGGCGTTTGGTTCAGAACACGTAATCGCTAAGGTCTGTACCGCGTTTCGCGTCTCGTGCATTCTCGCGCGTGCGCAGTCGAAACAGCGCGCTTTCTACTCGGTCGCGCCGCTTAGTGATTGCGTGTCGCGCGTACGCGAACACCTCATTCTTGTGCAGTAGGTCAAGCTGGTAACTCCACGTCTCGAGACGAGTAATCATGCGTTGCGTGTTCATACTTCTAACCTCTCAATGCCTTAAGCCCGTTCCAACCCTCACAATGTGAGTGTCAGATACGGGCTGGTAGGCTGTCCTGTGGGAGCGGCATCTGTCACACGCCGCTCGACCAAGTCTCTTGCGTCGCGAGGTAAGGTCATCAGCCCTATTCTTCCCGCGCGCAACTGTCCTCCGCAGTCTTACCCGCGCACCGTCGTAGCGGTCTCGCGCAGGCTATTCAGTTGTCAAAGAGCGCTAGCCGCTAGGGGCGTCGCGTTCCTACGGTACCAAGGGTCAGTGCGCGTTTCGCGCTCCGTTTCCCCGTCTCGGTCGGCACTTCCTGCCAACACACTAAACATAATTCAGCCTGTCGCTGCGCGCCACAAGCACGTCCAGGGCATTCCGTTATTTCTGTTATTCCACACTCACAGCGGAATGTGTGCAGTGTGGGTGTATCGTTCTGTCCTTACAGCAACGCGCAGCGCTCTCAGTACAGGCGCCAGAACCCCCGAACGGAGCGCGCTCGTGCTCGCCAGCGGCGCCGCCGGCAGCTGCCGCTCCGTTCGCACCGCTCGGTCCTGAGCTGGCCGCGCGTGCGACCTCATGCTCAGCGAGCATGCGCAGCGGACGCGGCGAGCGTGCTTGCCGCTCACGGCGGCGGGACCGAGCGGTCGCGTGGCGTGTCTTCCACAAACAGGCTTGCGCACAGCGTGCGAGCGCAGCGCAACCTATACGCCCCGCGCGCCTAGGCGCTCATGCGTGCGCAGCGCAGGCGTGCGCAGGCGCACCGACACGTACGCGCGCAGCGCAACCTACACGAGCGCCCGAGCTCGGGCTACGCGAGGGGGTGGGGGGTACGGGGTACACTTGCTCGCCCCTGGTCTCTAGCGTGCGCTATGCGCCCATTTCGCGTACAAGGCACGCGTCCGCGTACCAGGACAAAGGACACGTCCACGTTCTAAGAACGTGTCTCGTCAACGAGACGCGGCCCAGTCGCTCCAACAGCTACGCCGTTGAGCGGCTCGGGCCTAGTGGGGGACAAGCTGAGGGACAAGCCCTTGAGCGCGCCCCGCCAGTCTTGGTAAACGGTGCGCATGACCGAAATCAGGCCCACCCACAGCTGTTTCGACGACGCGATCGAGTTCTTCGAACTCGTCGACCTCGACAAGGCAGATGCGTTCAGGCTCGTGCACGGGCTGTGCTACTCGGTGCTCGGGCCGTACGCGCACGCGTGGGTCGAGGAAGGCGATCGCGTTTGGCAAGGCATGCCAGGTCGCCGATGGTTCGCCGTTGACCGCGTGTGGTTTTACGCTGCTTATAACGTCGTTGAACGCACTGTTTACACCGTTCTCGAGGCTGCCAAGCTCAACCGAGACAGCGGGCACTACGGGCCATGGGATCCGCGGTACCGAAAGCACACGGGCGGCGGAGGTATCGTTGGGAAGTTCGAAAACGTGAAGGTGTTGGCCGTGCTCGAGAAGAAGTGAGCAACTCGTTTAAGCCCCCCGTACCCTTGTTTTCGCTTACCTCCCCTAGCCGCTAGGACTTATTCTCTCTCAATGTACTTGCGTGAATACGAGACAGACTGGCTAGCTAGAGTTACCAAGTCCAAGTCCAAGCGTATCCTGATAGTAGGCCCAACTGGTTCGGGGAAGACCGTCGTTGCGGCTGTGCTCGTCAAGAGAGCCGTGCTCGCGGGTAAGCGCGTGCTGTTCCTCGCACACCGCCGTGAGCTCATCAGCCAGGCGTGTCAGCGACTTGTCGAGGCAGGCGTGCCACACGGTCAGATCGGCGTGATTCTAGGGGTTATCGACCCAGAAGAGCGTGACGTACTCGTAGAAAACCAACACGCCCGCGTCCAGGTTGCTGTTGTCCAGGCACTCACGGGTGTTGGCACGCACGAACTGCCACCCGCAGACCTGATTGTGATAGACGAAGCCCACCGCGCGCCCGTAGACAGCTACAAAGAGATACTCGACCAGTACCCCAAAGCTATCGTTCATGGGCTCACGGCTACTCCCTACCGGCTCGATGAGCGCCCGCTAGACGACTTGTTCGACGAGATCGTTCCGAGTGCCCCACCCAGTCAGCTCATCGAGGCTGGCTGGCTCTCAAAACCCCTCGTTTACACCGTTCCGAGAGATCAACGCCCCAAGTTGCTCGGTCTCAGGAAAAGAGACGGGGATTTTGACACGGGACAGCTAGCGAGAGTCACGGATTTGCCCTATTTGGTCGGTTCTGTGGTCGATCACTACCTCGAGTATGCGAAAAACCGCCCAACGGTCGTGTACGGCGTGAATCTGGCCCATTGTCACCACCTCACGGAACAGTTCCGGCACCGGGGCGTGCGCGCCGCGACCGTTTACGGCGAAATGGGCGTGAAAGCACGCAACGACGCACTCGACATGTTCGACAAGGGCGAGCTGGACGTCATCACGAACTGTCGGCTGCTCACGGAAGGGTGGGACAGCTCGATAGTTAGATGCGCGATCGTAGCTCGCGCGACTTTGAGCGCGGGGCTGTGGTTTCAGTTGATTGGGCGAGTCACGAGGCCCGGCAAAGTCCAGCCGATCGTGCTCGACCACGCGGGGAACGCGCTGATGCATGGTCTGCCGCTCGAGGATACTGACTATTCGCTCAAGACGCGTCCGCGTACTCTCAAGCCGGGCAGCGGAGCCGGCGAGAAACAGTGTCCTCGCTGTAAGAACTCAGTGAACGGGTTCGTGCGTGTGTGCGGCTACTGCCAGCATGAGTGGTGGGCGAAGAACGCGATTCCAGACGAAGCACAAGGGCAGCTCGTCCAGGTCGAGAGACGCGATCGCAGGCGCAAGTGCTCGTACGCGAAGTGCCCGACCCCGCACGTAGTCACGAAGGGTTTCATGCACATGGCGTGCGTGTCTCTTCTCGCACTCGAGAAACACAAGTGCCAGTACGAGCACTGCTTGACCCCTGACAAGCCACTTTCTCAGAATAACAACACGACCATGCACCGCTGGTGCGCATTGCAACTCAAAGGCTCGGTCCCTAAGAACAAGGCGCGTTGTACTTACGAGAAATGTCCGCGCCCCGATGAGCTGTTCTTCTCGAAGCCAGGCTCAACGCGCGTGATGCACGGCGCATGTCTGAAGCTCAGACAAACAGATTTGCGCAAGTGCCAGTACGCGAAGTGCGGGACTCCCACAATCTTACTGTCTCAGAAAGCCGAGCAGCAAGGGATCACGATGCATAGAGCGTGTAAGGCCCGCGATTTCGCCGAACGTAAAGACCCGACGAAGCCACGCTGTCAGAAGTGCGGCGTGCGCTCAATCTTACCGACCTGTCACAAGTGCAAAGGAAAACAGACCCGTGCCCACAAAAACTGAGTTCATACGTTCGCAGCCTCTCACCACAAGTACAGAAGAAGTCATCGCAGCCGCGAAAAAGGCAGGCTACAAGACGACAAAGCAGCAAATCTACCAGGTACGGTGGGCTATGCAGCAAAAAAAGAAGAAGACAAAACCCAACCCCGTCGCCCCCGTCGCCCCCGTCGTCACAGTCAAGAAAGTATCTGTGACCGAGCCTCTGCCCCCGATTCCACCCGAAGTTATCAAGTTGGTCGTTCGTTACGGCAGTGAAGTCATTGAGCGCGCAATTGCCAGCCTATCGAACGGTGGGGCAGGCCGTACTCCTTAATCTTCTTGATCAGTGTCCGGCGCCCTATTCCCAGCGCCCGTGCAGTGAGCACGCGATTGCCCCCGTTCTCGTCGAGCGCTCGGACTAGTTCTGAGCGTTCGTACTCGAGGTACGCGCGCTCGATATCGAGATTGACCGGCGCGGGCTCTAGCGAGCTCGCGTTGATGATCGACTCGAGCGTGCGCAGCTCAAGTTTCTTGAGCCAGAGACCGAGTGTTCGTCTGTGATAACCAACCGCGGGGGCTGCATCCATGATCTTGCAGTTGTGAGCGAGCATTGCATGCGCGATGTGACATTTCTGAATCCGCCGCAGCTCGTCTTCGAAGATACGATGTTTCATGTACCCAACTTAGGACGTGTGTGCTATTGACGCAACATGAACCAGCACATCGTACGCGAACTCGAACTTTTCCTCGCACGTGCTCGTCGTAACGAGTTGCGAAGTCTCGTCATCGCCGCGAGCACCTACACGGGCGAAGTACTGACGGGCTTCGACATCACAGACTTCGAAGTGCTCGGCGCGCTCGACCTCGTGAAGTACGAGGCATGTTCGAGCGTGCTAGACTGTCAGAATGAAAAAGACACTCAAGACTGGGACTGTAAAACCCAAGTCGAAACCCTCGAAGACTCTGTCGTACGAAAAACTCGACCCAAAACTAGCTAAGAAGACTGGTCGAACAAAGGCTAATTTGGGCTGTTAGCTCAGGCAGGGAAGAACGTGCCTTGCGGGTAGAGCCTAATATAATCTAGCTCAGCCCATTGAGTCAGAGACGCACTGCCCGCTTGCAACGAAAACCCCGCTACGATAGGCACGAAACCAGCCAACGTACTGCTACCAACTGTGAGTAGTCGTCCGCCTATGCCGTAGCACTGCATGTTGATTGCAGTCCCCGAGCTATTGAAATCTACAACATGGGCATCCAACGAAGCTGAGCCGATCGTCGTTGACGTCGCGATGCTGGTATAGACCTGGTTCACGTCCATCTTGAAGCCCTCAACGTTTGCGCTGTTCATTCCGCAATATAAGCGCCGAGTCGAGTTTGTTATGGGCGGTACTATTGAGTAGATGTCAATAATAGCTACTTGGTTAGCTTGAGCTCTGCTCACCATACAGTTCGCTGTTATGTTGAACGAGCCACTGACCGCCTTATACATATACAAGTTTACACTGCATTGCACCCACATCCGACCATTGCGAAGCGTACTTAGATAGGTTGTTGCTGTGAGTGTCGGCGCTGTATATGCGTTGATGTCGCCCGCGCGAGTCATGGTTGCGCCCGTACCCGCGTTGATCACTGTCCAGCCACGCACTGCGAGATCCGCGTTCCCGTCGTTGAACTCGTCATTGAATGCGTTAGGCGAGGCGGGCGCGGTCTCATAGGGACTTAGCGGAACGAAGCTTGATATCGTTGAACGCTTTATCGCATTACTCGCCCCCGAGTCCGCGATATAGATCTGGTCGGCTGCAACTGGCGCGGACTTGGGGCTGTACGTGTTTATGAGAGCCGAGACGTAGGGGGCGGCGGACACGTTCGTGGCGGTCGGGACTAGGCTTGGTATCGCGTACTTGGAACCAGCATACTGCTCGTAGAACTGCACCTGGTTGTCGGTCCAAGAGCCAGTGGTTAGAACTATCTCGTAAATGCGCGTCGACGAGAACTCAATAGATGCGTTAGCCGCGCGCGCAAGTGTAAGCGTGCTGCCTGGATTCACGCCGTTGAATGAGTTCGTGGCATTTCTGGCTGAAATGGCCCGTAAGACACCCCCGTTCCGCATCTCCGTTTGATCTGGCGCTGGACTAACACCGCCTAGAGCAGCAATCGTTAGATTTCCCGCCATTCTGAATACGACTAGCTTTGTGCCGAGGCTCGTATCAATGTCGGTCACATAACACACATACTGACCACCCGTAGCGCGAGCCACAGTGAAAGCAAAACCCTGATCAGTAGAAGATGCGTAACGCAGCCAAGCGGCGAAACCTGTGTTGTTTGAGTTAGCGCCGCCCGTGCCTATCACTTCTTCGATCGCCGTAGCCAGAGCAGCTCGCCCGACGACCATCGCCAGCGTGAACGGTGTCCCGTCATTGTAGTTTATCCAATCCGCGACAGCCCCTGCTTGATAAAAGTCCGTAACGCCGTCGAACGCCAGATACGTGTTCCCGTTCCCATCGACAGCAGTCGGACAACGAGCGGCGCCGGTCTGAGTGAAGTCTTTCGCGACAGAGCCATTGTCAACGATGGTATCCACGAGCCCACCCGTCTGGACGGTGTTATCCGCTCGCCACCAATGAAGCGGCGCCAGTTTGGTCGTGATGTCTGCGGCGACTGGGATACTCGCGTTGACGTTCCAGAGCACGGGCTTTGGCGCGTGAGCGATCCAGTCGTCTCCGGGCACAAAGCGAAGAAAGTCAATCGCAAGTATGTTTAGCGAGTTCGTCGTCGTGGCGCCACGATCAAACACAGCGCCCGCTCGCGTCATGAGGTTCACGTTCGGCGTGTTTGTGACGAACCCACCGACCGGCGCCATGGTCACAGGGAACCCACCCGTCGATAAGCCGACGTCGTAATAGGTAGCGGTGCCGCAGTAGCGAAGACCGACGATGTCTACATCGTTCGTCGTGTTACTCGACAAATTGGCAAAGGTTAGCGTGTTGTAGACACCTGCTTTGATCGCGCCAACAACGCGCACTGGTATAGGGGTCACATTCTGCGTGACGCCGACGTTGACGCGATTCGCAGCTGTATTGTTGTCTTCTACAAAGATACCCGCGTTCGTGATATCGGCGACCGCGATGCCACGTTCGAAGTGTCCTTGTACTCGTCCATACACAGTGCCTGATGTTCCAGGCGTAAACGCTCGCGTGATCGAGACGCTTCGACCGCCTACCGGCAGCTGCAACAGCAAATACGAACCCACGATAGACGATCGATAGGTACCAGACACGGGCGGATTCTCGAGAGCTGTCGAACTCCAGATGTCGATGTCGCCTGCGCGCGTGAGGACGCCGCCAACCACGGAATCCCAGATCTGCCAACCTCTCGTGGCCAAGTCTGCCGAGCCCGAGTCGAACTCGTCATCGAACGCATTTGGCACAGCGGGCGGGTCTAGGTACGGGTTGCCCGTAGACAGCGAGCCCGCGCTTCCAACGACAGTGGTCCCAACCCGTTGCAAGATCTGCCCGTCGCTGATCGCTCCGATCGTCAGTTGCGTCGGCCCCGACGTCTCGTGGATCGCGTTCACCTGGTTAGAGGTCATCGGCCCATTGACATCACCAGCCAACGTCGTCGGCGGGTACGCAGTGCCTACAACTGTACTACCAACGCGCTGCAGTAACTGAAAGTCGTTGATCGGTCCGATCGCTAGTGCGGTTGGGCCTGATGTCTCGGTGATGCCCACCACCTTCGTCGCGCTAAGTGTCCCCGTCACTTGCCCAGCGCTCGCGACATCACCAAGGTTACAAGTCCGCACAGCCCCCGGCGAGCCGTTGATGTTGTAGACGATGTCGCTATTCACGCTCGGCGCGAGGAACGTGTAGACGCTAAAGTCCTTCTCGATGACGGGCAGCTCGCGCACGCGCGACTGTTTCGCCGAACCGTCGACTGTGTCTTGCAGATACACGTGATCGTCACGACTGGGCGTGCTGTCGTGCGGATAAGCCCCCGTGATGTCTTTGAGCACGAACGGCGAAGTCGCCGGGTTCGTGTCTACGCCCACCGTGACAATCGGACCAGTGCCGCCCGTGATGTCGATACCAGGCCCCTCGACGATCTCAGTGATCGTTCCGCCGCCGCCTCCACCCGCCACGTCCTCCCATCCCGTGCTAGTCTTGACCCGAACAACTTCCGTGTCGTTCGCGTACGCAAGCCCGCCCTCGGGCGCGTTAGGTGGTTCGGTGCCTGAGGGACCTACGGGTAACTGGACTCTTGTTGAAGTATTCTTAGGGGTGGGATTCGCCACCCTCTAGTTTAGCAGGTCGTATCTCGTACTCAGATCCGTTATAGTGCGTGGCCCAGCCCGCGACTTGCTGATCTACCGCCCAGCGCGACGTTCCGCGAATGTAGCCGCTGGGCACTTCGTAGTAACGCTGACATAAGCGATAGACATAGTCGCTGTTAGGTGACTCATCTTCCGCGAGCTGCTCATCGAGATCACCCCACGGCTCTGTCGTGTTCGCGTGTCGCCACTCGAGCCTATACCCGAAAGACTGCCAACGACATCCCCAAGCCCAAGTGCCGTACTCGAGCTCTTTCTCTTCTTGCACCGGCTCGTAGTTCTGACACCCGCGCCCGCCGCACTTAGCCGTAAACAAGCCCGCGTAGAAGGCCCGCGAGCCACAAAGAGGACACTTCGCCATATGCTAGTCTTAGTACATGGAAGCACCGTTGTACATCCCCGCGGACGTGGCCCTGTGGCTGCTGATCGAGTCGGGTGCGCCGGAAGATAGCCCTGACGCGGAATACCTGCGCTCACTGGGCAAGGATTTGGTCTTAATTGAAGAGCCGCCGACCGATGACAAATGAGCACGCAGATGCTGCGCTTCTCATCGACGCGTACGGTAAAATCGCTGCACAGATTGACGAGGCCGGCCAGTCATTCGTTGAAGCTGCGCCAGAAGATGGCGCGCGCCAACTTCGGTTACAGAGCAAGCTCATGACGGCTGTGCTCGCGAACTTCATCGGGACGATGCCAGGCGTGACGCCCGAGCAGCTCTTGTACATGTTTCACTATGCGATGAGCTCGGCGATGCAAGCCCTGACCGAGCCAGACGATACACTGAACTAATGCCAGATTTCGACGAAGCCGCATTTCGCAAGTGGTTCGACCCCGCGATGAAGCAACTCAAGCTGAGCCCGGACCCTGACGACCCCGAAGCCTTCTACGACTATCGCGGTTTTTACAACGCGATGAAACAGGGCAAGTACAGGTCGCCCACTGAGCCTGGTCAGCACTGGCCGAGCGAGTTCAAAGACCCGAATCACCCGCGTGCGTTTCTGACTGACCCTGTTAATCAGCGGTACTTCGACACGCAAACGGGCAACTACACGGGCGGCGCGAAAGAACCCGTTTCGGAACAGCGCATGCGCGGGCTGAATGCCATCGAAACGCCCGACCTACCGAAGCGTGAATGGAATCTCGCCAAGGGCGGCACTGACAAAGCTGTACCTGACTACAAAGCGATCGGCGAGAATTTGACGATGCCCGCGACGCCTGCTTTGCAAGAGCAGAGTCCTCTGACTGCGGCGCGCGCGCAAGCCGCCGCGTCTCCCAAGGACGAGGACTACATCTCTAAGCTCTTTAATTGGACGAAATAGTAGTCTGCTATAATAGTACACAGTGTACCGAGCACCGCCCCCACCCCCTAGTCCTCGTATCATTGAAGCGTTTCGCGAAGCTCTGCGTAATTGCATGACGCTCGAGATCGCCGCGACAATGGTCAAGGTCCCGCAAAAGACTCTGCTCAAGTGGATCGAGATGGGCCGCCGCGGCGCGGTCGATTACATGGCCTTCGTCGACATGATCGATGAAGAGCGCGCGAAGCTCTCGGGCTCGATCCTCGAGTTCTTGTATAAGGCAGCGTTCAACGAGGCCAATCTCGACGCGGTTAAGTTCTTGTACAAGCACCGCCTGCAGAAGGATGAAGAGCGCTTCGCTGAGCGTATCCACGCTATCGAAGACCGCGTGCAGGAGGAAGTTGTACAGGGCCTCGACGAGTCACAGGCTGAGGAAGATTTGCAAGCAGCAGAGGCGCGTCTTGAACGTCATTAGAGACACAATGCTGAGGGCTGACGCGCCCTGGTACAAGAAGTTGCTGTCTCGCATTGGCGATTTCGCCGCTTGGTTGGAGTACAAGCTTGAAAGACATTAGCTACAGCGTGACTTTCACTCTCATCGTCGAAGTCAACGCACTCACCCCTGAGGAAGCGGAAGACCTCGCGTGGGACGAGCTCAACACGACCAAGCCCTCGAGTCTCGTTGTCGCGGTCGACGTGGAGGAAACTTGAACGTCACTGACTTTGTTCTTGCCCAGCGCGCCGCTCTCTTCACTGCCATCGCGCAAGCAGGCATCGATCTCTCACTTATCGTAGAGAAGGTCGACAAGCGCTTCCCATTCGGCAACTGGCGCAAGCCCGTCGAAGTCTGGCAGAAACCGATCATACCCAGCGAGAAGGGTAAACATCTCGCAAACTATTGGCTGACGTACCCGCGAAAAGGCAGTGGTAAGACAGTCAAGTTCAACCTAGCAACATTCGAAACAATTTCTAAATGGCTAAACAAGCCGACGCCACAGCACTCGTCACAGAACCAACCAAGCCCTTCGAACACGGCGGGCGATACGTCGTCGTCCTAGTCCCTGCGAACTCCAAGCACGAGACGTATGTCCGGCGCACGTTCGAGGAACAGTTCAACCTCGAGAATCCGCCCCCGCTCGTCAACGCGATCAAGGTCGCCGAGATCTCGCAGGACTCGATTATCTATCTCGCGCATCCCGTGCGCGTGAAGAAGAAGGTGAAGGACCGCGCGGGAAAAGAAGTGTGGAAGAAGGCCCTCGAGCTCTTCATCAGCCGACCGATCGATATCGCCACTGAGTGCACGGACTCTCCGCGTCGAGGTGCGAAGATTATCGATTTCAACAAAATCGTGCAGGTCGCGACGAGTGCCGCGAAGAACGATCCTTCCGGTTGGTTCTTTGTCCCGTTTCTTTCGGGATTCAACAAAGCTGATTTCACTGAAGCAACGATCCAACTGCTGAATAGGTAATGACCGCCTTCACTCCTGCTCAACTTGTTCACGCGTTAGGCGCGAAGCTCAAGAACCCGTACACAACGACGAGTGCCGGTGGCTTAGTTAAGGGGCCTCAGGACGAGTGGTCAAAGCGGCTAGACGCTTATCAAGCGGACATTGAGAAGCAATCTCAGGCCAAGGCCGCCGAATGGGACAAGCAGTGGGAAACAGACTACGCGGCCAAGCAAAAGGACCTTGATTTCTGGAACGAGAAGTTTCTCTATATTCAAGGGCAAAAAGCCGCGAACCAGGAAAAAGCTCGCTCTGCCAAAGCACTCAACGAGTCCCAAGGTCTGAATTTGCCGCAGAGCTATTACGACAAAACGTTTGGGTTAGAAGTGACGCCAGACGAACAAGCTCTGGCCGAGAAGATCTGGGGACTAAAAACCGATGTCGGCGCAATGGCGAACAACCGCGACAAAGATCGTGTTGCTGCTGTTGATGCATTCGCCAAACCATTGAAGGACAAATACGGCGTAGCCCTCAGTACTGCAGAGAAACTTCGAGCACAGGCACGCGATCAGGCAAAAGCAGATGCTGACTACAAGACCGCGAGCAGCATGTACGACAACGCTGTGACTCAGCACGACAAAGACTACGCCGCGTTCAAGATGTACCAGGCGAAGAAGGCGATGTATGACCAAGACACTGCGAATCGCCAGGCGGATATTGATGCAGGTCGTTATGCCGTTAATCCTTATCAGTTTATGGCACAGGGGGCGAACCTCAATGAGATCAACGCGCTCAGGGAGCAAGTAAACGCGGGGAACTTGCGACCGAACATGCGCGTGCCTGATGCAGAGGTCGCGCCGACTGAAGTCAAAGACCCCGGTGAGTTCGCGCGCGATAAGCCGCAACATGTGCGTGTGGCCGCGCCAGAGGTCGACGACGACATTGCTACTATTCTTGGCTATGAGAAGCCTGGAACACAGAACGTCGATCCCACACTCAAGACTGCGAATACGGGGCCGATCGACACGAGCTCGGTCCACTCTGACTACGTGAGCCCAGCTGACAAAGCTAAGCCGCCCGAGCCCGAGAAGGACGCGAACGGCAATCCTGTGATCAAACCAGGTAGCGCCGCTGCGAATCCCCCGCCTGGCCCGAGTAACACGCTCCAGCAAACAGCGACGGGCTCACAGGCGCAACCGAACCAACAGACAGCGCAGCAAGCCGCAACGCCAGCGCCCGCGATGCCCGCGCAACCAACAGGTTCTACGGGCGGGCAGACCGCGAACACCGGTCAAGAACAAACTAACACACCGACCGCGCCGACTCAGCCTGAGAAGCCGAAGCCGTTCACGGAAGACGTACAGAAGGAAGATCCAGATCATGTCTGGTAAAGCAGAAGCATTGATGCGTGGGCTCGGACAGGGGTTCACAGGCAAGTGGGGCGATGAACTCATTCCCCTACTCACACCAGACGCGAGTGACGACACGGGCATCCCGCGCAATTACGCAGCTGGCTCTGCGTACAATGACTTGCGCAACAACGAGCGCGCAGAGAACCAAGAAGCGGCCGATAAGTACCCTGGCAACTTCTACACGGGACAGGCTCTAGGCGCGCTTCCAAGCGCCGTAGCGACGGGTGGCGCAGCTGGGGAGGGTGTAGCTGCCAACGCGCTCTTAGCAGGCGCTCGAGGCGGGCTAGAGGGCGCAGGCGGGGGCACAGAGGGCAACCGAGCTATGGGCGCTGCTTGGGGCGCTGGCCCCTCTGCTGTGCTCGGCGGTCTTGGTGCGGGGGTCGCGAAAGCGGCACCTTACATCAAGGATCTGTTCAAGAACGGGCCGCCAGGTGGACCTCCGCTCGCGCCAGCGATGGCGACTGTCGGCGGGGAGGCAGCACCCGAGGCATCCGAGATTGCGAGAGGTGCAGCTGCAGCTCGAGGTGCGGGAAGTCAAAGCGCGGCCGAGTTGGGCGGACCGATCATCAATCGCGCAACGACAGCAGCACCCCCACTGCCCCCGCCAGGCCAAGCCCCCAAGAACACAGTCCCGTCGCCTCGTCGAGGCCCAAGCATGGTCGATCGTGAAGCTGCTGGCGGTCGAGCTCTTGGTCCCGAAGAGACGGTTACTCGAACACCCGCAATCCCCCCGCCCTCGAGTCTCGCGGCAGAGGCTGCAGGCGCAGAGGCTATTCCCGCGCCGCGAATGCCGACCGAGTTTTCAACGCGCATGCCCGCAATTTCTAGGGCAGGCAAGACGCCCGAAGAATTCGTTCGAGCACAAAGAGCCGCACTTGAGAATCTGTTGGGACCCGCACCAACAAAGGCTGAGCTGATTGCGAGGCGAGGCCCGTCGATGGCTGACGCGCTTGCCGAAGAGAACTCGGCAGACCAACTCGCACGTCTCCCGCCGATGAATTCTGAATACGCCGAGGCTGGTGCTAACGCAGGTGCTCGACGTGCCGCGCAGAACGCCGCGCGCGGGAAGACAACGCCATGGCCCCCGCCGAGCCAAGCACTGAAAACTCCCATTGGTGAGCTCACACCCGGTCGTAAACCCTCCGCCAATCCCTCAGGTGAGTTTAGATTGTCGAGCAAACCCGCTCTTGGGAAAAAGACAGACGTCAAGGCTCTCATGAAGAAGCGTACTGACGACGAAGAGTGAGCGTCACCCTAGACAGCGCGAAGCTCTGGCGAGCCGCGCGTCTACGCTACAAGCTGCATTCCGGTCAACGTGACATCTACGATCACTATCGCACGTGGGAGAAGCGCTCGTTCGAAGCACGCAAGCGAGGCGAAGCACAAGAAGGCTACTGGCCTCGCATCTACATCACGAACTGCGGGCGACGATTCGGCAAGGACTTCATGTCTTTGCTCATACGGATTGAGGATAGTCTTCGCAACCCCGGTGCCACGTACACGTACGCGACCGCGTACGCAAAAGACATCGCCTCGATTGTCCTACCACTTTTCGACCAGTTAGTAGCAGATTGTCCAGAGTCGATAAAGCCGATCTATCGGCAGAGCTACCAAGGCACCGAGGCCGGTCTCTTCTTTCCGAATGGTTCGATCATTCGTCTCGTGGGTATCGACACGAACCCCAACGGTCTTCGCGGGCGAGCGAGCAACGGGTTTACGATCTCCGAGGCTTCTTTCTGCGACAAGCTCAAGTACGTGGTCACGAGCGTGATTATGCCTCAGTTCATGGGGTTTCTCGAAGCCACGTTGATGATGAATTCGACCCCGAGCGATGAGCCGGGGCACCCGTGGAAAGTAGACTTTGTTCCTGATGCGATCGCACGCGGCGCATACCAACACAAGACGATATTCGACAACCCGAGGATTAAGGACGCCGAACGAAACGAGTTCATTGCGACCTTGGGAGGTATCGACTCAGAGCAATGCAAGCGCGAGCTCCTGTGCATCGACGTCAGGTCTGAATCTCGTACTGTTATCCCAGAGTTCAACCCCGCCATCCATATCATGGAGTGGCAGCAGCCCGAGTACTTCCTCGGATACACCGCAATCGACCCCGGCTCGAGAGATCTGTGTGCTGTCGTCTGCGCTTACTACGATTTCAGCGCGGCTAAGCTCGTTGTAGCGTCCGACTGGGCGAAACGGAATGCGAGCACGGCTGAGATAGCCGCGGCTCTCCGCGAGTGTGAGCAGCAAGCCTTCGGTGAGAGCTTCTTTTGGGATCACGACAAGTTCAAAACGAACCCGTTCTTGCGCTTGTCCGACACAGAGCCCCGACTCATCCACGATCTCAACGTCCAGCACGATCTGAAGGTCGGTAGCGCGGATAAGACAGACGGCAAGGAAGCTAGCCTCAACAATCTGCGCAATGCCTTCCATCAGAACCGCATAGCCATCCTGCCCACCGCCAAGAACTCGATCCTGCACCTCGAGGGCGCGATCTGGAACCCGCAGCGGACTGATTACGTCAGATCCGACGTGCTCGGACACTGCGATATCGTCGACGCCCTCAAGTACATGTGGCGAGGGGTCAATCAGCAGATGAGCCCGTTTCCTCCCTATGGCGTGGTCTTGAATAGAACTGTGCCCCTCCATGAGATGCACTCTTTGCCCGAGCACTTCACGACTGAACGGTCTCTAGTTCAGGCGGCTAAGAAGCTGTTCTCTAGCAACCTGTCAGTCAGACGCCGATTCGGGCGGAAATAGCCGCGTGCTATACTTTTACAACTAGTAATGCAAGACGAGAAGCTTGTTCAGATCACTGATGTGAGCAGTGACAAGTACGCTACTGTTCAAGACGTCCAAGACTACCTATCAAAGTTTTGGGCGAATGAGCGCGACCCTCTTAAGTTCTGGGCCTCGTGCAAAGACAAAGAGGAAGAGTACTTTGACGCCTGCGCTCGCCGCGGTTTGTTCAACATCGCTCGTCTCTCATTCAGTATGTACTTCGGTACGACTAACACTCAAGGGACTTATGGACAGTGGCAAACGCAGTCGGTCTCTTACGGCGGGGACAATCAAGAGCTGTTGGAAGTCTCGATCAACGAGTATCGCAGCTTCATTGACCAGATTACGAACATGGCCTGCAAGAACAGGCCCGCGTTCCAAGCCCAAGTCACTAACACCGATTACAAGTCACTCGCACAGGTAAACGCGTCTGACAACCTCGTGATGTACTTCTACGAGGACGCGTACGGCGAGCGTAAAGAACGCGAAGTCGTCAAGATCGAGGAACTCTACGGGAAGGCGTACACGCACGTCGGCTGGGATCCAGACGACGGCGAAGTGATCCAGTACGAGGAAGAGATGCCCGATCCCGCGACGGGGATGACGCATCCGGTCCAAAAGACGGGTCGTGCAGGCAAGCTCACGATTGACCGAATGTATTGGTGGGACGTCGCGTGCGAGCCCTACCGCTCTGAGTTCGATGAACACCAGTGGCGGCTACTCATCCTGCCCAAGCGGTCGAAGGTCGAACTACAGGCCCGCTATCCGCTCTACGCGAAGCAGATTGAAAGCTCGAGCCTCGTCCCGAACTTGTACGAGTACTCAGTGCCAGGTTGCGATCCGCTCCAGCAAGAGCCGCTCGATCTCTGCGCCGTTCGCATTTTCTATTACCGCCGTTCGATGGCGATGCCCCTCGGGCGCAAAGTCATCTTCGTCAACGACGTGATGGTTGACGACAACCTCGCGCGCAACGAGCCCGTAGCGACCGACGAGATTCCGCTCATCCCGTTCGTCACGTGTGAACTGCACGGAACGAGCATGGGCATCAGTGAGCTCTGGAATCTGATCCCACTCGATCAGCTCCAGAATCAGGTCATGAGCGATGTCGCTACGAACCTTGAGTCGTTCGGTAGGCCCAGCCTCGCCCTCGTCGAAGGAAGCGATATTGACATCGATGCGCTCGCAAACGGACAGAAGATTGTGTTTGTACCCCCAGGGAAGGATGCCCAGCCGCAGCCCATCAAATTCCCTGAAATGCCGCAACTCAGCCTCAAGGCAATCGAGATGTTCCGGCAGTTCAAGCAGTCCCTCTCGGGTCTCAACGCCATCGCCCGTGGCGACACGTCAACTAACATCACTTCAGGCGCGCATGCTGCTCTTTACAGTCAGATTGCTATCGAAGCTCAGTCGGATCGCCAGCTCGCACTCGATCTTCATCGAGAACGCGTTGGCAATCTTATCATACAGTTTCTGAAGCGATACGCGAAGCATCCTCAACTCGTCGCTGTAGCGGGGCTCGATGAGCGTCCGTATATGCAGTATTTCGAGGCGAAGGATTGGGACGGCATTAAGCGCGTCAAGATCAAGACTGCCAACCCGATGATGAAGACGCAGGCGGGGCGTATGCAGCTGATCGACATGCTCAAAGATTTTCCGGGGCTGCCGTTCAAGGACCCGCAGCAAATCGTCGAGTTCATTACGAGCGGCGTGTTCAAGCCAATGATCACGACCACACGCACGTCTGAGCTTCGCATCCGGTACGAGAACGAGGCGCTGTTCAAAGGTCCGCAAGTCCAGCAAGGGCAAGACCCGACGACGGGCCAGCCTACGCAATCGGTGCCGGAAATACCGGTGATGGCGACCGACAACGCCGCGGCGCATATCTTCGGCCACTTGGAAGTTCTCAACTCGCCCGCCGCGATGCAAGACCCGAAGATTTCGGGCGCAGTGCTGGCGCATATTATGCAGCACGTGCAGCTCGCGCGCGGCGGGGACGCGTACCTCGCGCAGTTGCTGGGTAACCCAGCACCGATGGCGCCAGGTGGAGCGCAGCCTCAGCCGCCCGAGCAAGGACAACAGAAGAGCGCCGGCCCCGATAAACCTCAAAGCGATGCCGATGCAAAACGGCTCGCGCAGAACGCTACACCGCCCCAAGCAGATCAAACGGACGACAGCGTGACTACGCTACCTAAACCCGCAGAGCCACCCAAAGGCGCGGTAGCCGCCTGATTCACTAAGTAACGATGCCTGACATCTCACCAGGGACAAGCGCGCCAGCGGCCGCCCCCTCATCGACTCCGACTACTAGCCCCACCCCCTCGTCAGTACCGACGTCGCCGGCCCCCGTACGCAGTACGACCGCCGAGCTCAGCGACAAGCTCTTCCACCCCGAGCCGTCCTCGAGCGAGCCTGATGCGACTTCACAGCATCAAGCCCCCGGTGACTACAGCTGGCTCGACAACTACAAAGAGGGCATTCACGGCGTACCCGTGCAAGAGCTTCTCGAGCAGATTGCTAACGGCCAGCTCCCCGACCCGTTGCACGACAAGCTCCACTTGCGCTTGAAAGACGGCGATCAGGAGTGGGAAGGCTCGGTCGCGTCCATGCGCAACGGGGCCATGATGCGCGAGAAGTTCTCCCGTCAGATGAACCAGCTCAAGCAAGAGCGCGACGGCTTTTACTCAGAGCGTACGCAGTTCATCGACGATCTACGCGGCTTGCGCGAGAGTCCCGAGCAGTTCTTGCACTCGATGGAGTCGATGGGCATGCCCGTGCTCGAGGCTGCCAAGTTGCTCGCAACTCAGTACGCGACGCGTGACTACATGAACAAGCAGGCGGGCGTACAGCCCGGCCAGCGTGGGCCAGGCGATGACTGGTACGAGGCTATCAAGGCCCGACAAGAGCTGCAGAGCCTCAAGCGCCAGCAAGAGCACCAGACACGTACCCAGCAACAGGCGCGCGAGCAGCAACAGTTCCAACAGCGCTCAACAGCCGTGCAAACCGTCGCGATGGAAGCCTTCAAGGCTGTGAGCGTCGACCCCGTCAAGCACCCGCAGTACTGGGATCGAGCTGCTCAGCACTTGCAGCGAATCTACGATGCCAAGCCCGAGCCCCGCGACGGTAGCGAGAAACCGCTCACGCGCGCGGACGTAAAAGAGGCTGTGCGCTTGGTCAAAGAAGAAATCGACACGTTCTTGCGCGCGCATCAACAGCCCACGGCTGAGGCTCGCCCTGGCGCCGCCCCGCTCGACACACGCTCTGGCAAGACCGTTGCCGACCGCGCGCCCAAGAATGTTCAACCGAAGAAGACGACTGACGAGATCATGCGCGAGATGCGCGAGCGTCAGGGTGTGAGAATTCGATGAACATTGCTCGACTCGAACGCGCTAGAGAATACCTAGACTGGCTCGCGCAACAGCACGGAGACCAGAACTGCGACAAGTGCGACGTGGTTTCGTACGCAGAACTCGAGGCGATGCCGGGAGAACAGCGGGAAGCTTATGCCCCGTTCAACAACAAGAATGGTGCTGTTCGTCGTTGTCTCGTCTGTGCTCAGCATTTTCCGTACGTGTGGGCTCGCGACTTAGACCCATGGCGGGTTGCGGAATTCGTGGACCAGCAAACCGAGGCTGTGCCTGTTGAGACACTACGAGCTGCATGTTCGTAAGAACGGGTAACTTTTAGACTCTGCTACAATACTTATTGACTGGTTCTCGCGAGCACTCGCGAGGCCCTTGTTATGCTCAGCTGTTGCTCGGCCCGGTACCCACCGACAAGCCGACGTAAGCGCCGCTCAGGATAACCTCGGCAGTCTCTTAGAGAACCTCGTGCGTTACTTACAACAATAAAGGTTCTTTAAATAAATTATGGCTGCTGCTGATTCCGCTAATACCGGCGCGCTGCTCAAGCAGGTCTATGGTGACCTCGCTGACCCGCTCGCGCCAGAAGATTCGTTTGCTCGTGATGTGAAGTTCATGACCGGTAAGAAAATCGGTCGTGAGTACTACTGGCCCGTTCGCTTGGGCCTCGAGCTGGGCGTGAGCTTCTCGCTCACCCACAATGCCTATGCACTTGGTAACGCGGTCGACGCGATCTACCAGGATGCAACTGTGTCCGGCGCCGAGATGACTGTTCGCAGTCAGATCTCCTACGGGCAAATGTCCACCCTCTCCGAGTCCAAGGGCGACTCCGCGAAAGCGTACGACCAGGGCGTGGCAATCAAGATCTTGGGCATGACCCAAGGTCACGAGCTGTTTCGAGAGATGCAGCTGTGGTACGGGCCGGGTTCGGCGGCGACGCCTCTGGCCGATATCGGCGTGGTCGCGGCCACGGGCGTGGCGGGCCAGCCAGCCGCGGGCCAGTGCTATCTGACCATCACGCGGGCCACTTGGGTTCCGGGGTTCTGGCAGAACTTCCAAAACGGGCTCATCGACCTCTACAGCGCTGCAGCTCCTATCAATGCGGCCGGTGCGTTGCAGGTTGTTGGCGTCGACATTTCTAAATGCCGACTCATCATCCAGCCACTTGTCTCATCTGACCTCGCGCTAATCGCGAACAACGCTATCGGTGTGGTCGGCTCTCACGTCGAGTTCCATGGTGCTGTTGCAAACAGCATGGTCGGCTTCCAGCCGATCTCTGAGACCAACGGCCCGATCTTCGGAATTTCGAATGCGACCTATCCGCAGTGGAAGGTCATTAACTTCGCTGTCAACGGCGTACTGACATTCGACAACGTCACGGGCGCGCTCAGCATTGCCGCTGACAACGGCTTGAAGCGCGGCGGTAAGCTTTACATCTGTAATCGCACTTGGACTGACCTTCTCAACGACGAGGTTGCGCTCCGGCGTTACTTCGGCGACGAGATGGGAGGTAAGGCTAGTCCTGGTTTTAAGGAACTTGAATTCATTACGGCTACAGGTGTAATCACCATCAAGCCGTACCAGTACATGAAGCAAGGCAACGCGGCATTCGTCCCGATGGACGTTTGGCATCGCGTTGGCTCGAGCGACATCACTGCAACATTGCCCGGAAATCCTGACGAATTTTTCTTCTTGCAACTGCCGTCTAACAACGGCGCCGAGCTCCGCACTTACAGTGATCAAGCGCTGATCGCTGACTTCTTCTTCACTTCGATCTGGTTCACGGGAATCGAAAATACTTTTGACGCCCTGCCCAGCCTGAGCTGAAGCACTTTCGCTCTTTGCTTGCCCCGAGCGTGCGCGTTGATCGTGCGCGATCGGGGCGTTCTTTTTTAGACCGGTAATAGACTATGTTGCAATTTCTACCAGCAATCGCGGGCCTGCTCCAGAACAAACAGAAGCAAGCTGAGCAAGCCAAACAGGATGAGATCGCCGCGTACATGGGCCACGCGCCAGGCTCAGGCGGAGGGGGCGGTTCTGATAAGAGCAGTTTGCTCTCTGGTGCGATGGGTCTGCTGCAAGGGCTTGGAGGCTCAAAGCAGGCCGGACCAAGTACCGATCTCAGCTCACCTCGTTACAACGACACCGCGCCCGCAATGGGCGGAGGTGGTTTGTCGAGGGGTACGACGAACTATCTCGACGACACGTTCGGCGCGCCTCGTCACAAAGAGCCCGACGCAGACAACTTCGGTGGGCCTAGCGACAACGACGAGGACGACCAACTCTAAATGTTCACCGACGAACTCATCAAGAACGTTCGCGACCTCGCGCAGGTGCCCGACAACGACGAGGACATCACCGATGAGTTCATTCTAGATCAAGCTTATCTCGGTCTTCTCGAGCGTTTCACGCATCCCGTGATCATGCTGCGTAACGGGTCGTGGCTGCACTCGTACACGTTCACGACGACGGTTGGCGTGTCGCGTTATCGCATCCCATCGCGTTCAATCGCGCAAGGTCTCGAGAAGATCGAGTGCGCGATGATGCAGGGCCAAAGCAACTCGAACGCAAGCCAGTGGTACCTGTTGAATATTCAGACGAATATTCAGGCCACTGATTACGAAGGCATCAACTACACGGGGCGACCCGCGGCATTCACGTACATTAGCGATTCGGTCGATATCTATCCGACGCCCTCAGCGAACTGGACGCTGCGTGTTTGGTATTACTTGCGACCTGCGCAGCTTGTAACGACAGACGAGTACATTGCCAACTTCGGTGCCCAGATTATTGCGATAAACACGATCGGGACGGGTCTCTACCGCCTGACGCTTGATTCAGCGATTTTCAACAGCCTCGACAACGCCATACATCTGTACGACATTCAGTTCACAACGGGTAACTGTGAATGGCTCGCTGTTGATGTGCTCGGTAGCTATCCTAGCCTCCCTAATCAGCTTGAAGTGTTCCTGACCGACAATGAAGTCGCATTGCTGCGTCAATCGCGCACGAACTACCTGTCGTCTAGCTACGATGCCATCATCAATCCCGCGACTTCGCCGACCTTCGTCGTCCCGCTCCCCCAAGAACTCTGCAACGCGCTCGTGTCCTATGTCGGCGCGGTCGTTCTCGCCGAGAAGGGCGACTCTGAGAAGGCACAAGTCTTTAGTCAAAAAGCCGAGCTCGCGATTAAGAATATCGTCGATATCGCGATTCCACGCGCCAAGGGCCAACCTAACGTCTTCAAAACACGCAACACGTACTTGCGCCGACGCATCGGTCGCTGGGGCTGGGGAGGCGGCTGGGGCCAGCAGTAATGGCAAAGGCCAAGATCACACAGGTCACGGTCTCGGGCCTAGCAACCAACAGCAATCCCAATGCTTTGCCCGCGGGCTCGTGCGCAGTCGCTGAAAACGTTGTCTCTCGCCGCCCTGGCACCCTCACGCCGTGTCCTAGTCCGACTGCGCTGCTCACGGTGCCTGTTCCCGGTCATACAACAGGTAGAGCCATGTGGAGCGACGCAGACAACGCTGTGATGGCGGCCACGCCAGCTGCAAGCGATCCGAACATATGGATGCCTGGCACTGACGAGACACAGACGGGCTGGCTCACGGCTTTTACCGTGAATCAGGAAGTGGGCGCGACTCAGAACTGGCAGCTCACACAGCTTCAGATCGGCAAGTACACAAGCTACACGTACCGGAACATCGGCTTCTTGCCAGGCCTCACGCATGCTACGTACAGTCACTTTCGCACGATCGTCACCGAGAAGTGGGGAACGATCGTATCGGATGGACAGGGGCTAAATAACATCCGTTGGGCTGGTCTTGTGCCTCCTGTGCTGAAGAACGGGGCGAATATTGCGTCAACGGACTACCCGTGGTTCATAGACGGCAATAGTGTACTGTATCGCGCGCACTATTCGCTCGAGTCACGCAATTCCGCGCAGCCGTTCATTGTAGTCGGACCGGTAAGTAATGTGCTCGCGGTCTACTCTGTTGACACTGGGTATACGACAGTTCAAGCGTTTATTTCACGCGATGAGCCATATCTCACGAGCAGCACTGACTACGACATCTATCTGAACTTGTACCGTTCGACGCAAGACCTTGTCGATACAGCACAAGATCTGCCGTACGACTTTCAGCTGATCTACAGGCAGAAGCTCGACAGTGCGTATATCGGCGATACGTATACCATAACAGACAAGACTTCGGATCTTGCGCGTTCGAAGGGTGTTTATCTCTACACGAATGCTGAGCAACAGGGCGAGCAGAGCAGTTCGTACTGTCCGCCCACAGCTCGCGACGTCGCTGTGTTTCGAGATACGACGTTCTATGCGAATCGTGCGGGTTTCGCTGAGCGCGTTCTAACGGTGCCAGGACCGCTGCTTGACTCGGTTAACGGAACAGGGTTGTTCTCGGAAGTGGATCGCGCATCGGGGATAGGCACGCGAAAACTTCTAAACCTTGCGCTGACGAACGGAAGCGCGACCGCCACGACCGCGACATCGTTGACAGGCATCGTGCCTGGCCAGCTCGTCTTTGTGGGCGGCCCCGGTGTTAGCTCGTTCTTGACGAGTATCGCTAGCGTGGGCGCTGGGTCAGTTACTTTTACAAATCCGTGGTCGGGTACGACTGGCACTGGATTTGCGATCGTTCAGGACGCGTACAAGATTCACGTCTACTATGCAGACGGTTCGACGGCAAGTTACTACAACGTAGTAAGCGCACAATCGATCTTCACGAGCACTAACTATCTCGCATACCCACCTGCGCCCGGCTTTCGGATTTTCGGCCCATTTGGCGAGTATCCGCTACCGGCATACGGGCGCGAGGTCACGTTTATCTTCACGTATCCCGCAATCAAGCGGGTCTTGTACTTCGATTTGTTTCTGACGAACGGACAGAATTACAGTCCTGCCTATACGGGCGATTTCGTCGCAGAGACGCTACCGCTAAAATCGTCGAACGACACGCGACCCAACGCGCTGTTTTTCTCGAAGACGGGGAAGCCCGAAGAAGTCCCGTTCACGAATAACGTGGACGTTGGCGCCGGTACCATCCTCAAGATGGCGACGACCCAGTCCGCGCTCTTAGTTCTCGCCACTGATGGCCTCTGGCGCGTGACAGGGGACGGCTCGACCTGGACAGTGAACCAAGTCGACCCAACCGTCACTTTGCTTCACCCCGCGTGTCTCACGACCCTGAACAATCAGACGTATGGTTGGGTCGAGGACGGGCTCTCACTCATCGGTGAAGATGGTGCGATGACGATCAGCACAGATGCAGTCGGCCCTGACATTCGCGAGTGGGCAACACAGATCAAGAGCTGGGGCGCACCCTATTTTTGGGGGCCGTCCATGGCAGGCGACCGCTTCTGGAACGAGGTCTGGCTCAACGTTCACCGAGCGTTTAGCACAGGCTCAGGCGGCCCCGATCACGTCACGACTCTCGTGTACAACACGGACACGAAGAACTTTACGCGTCTGCAAGCGCCGTTGCTGGCAAACGTCGTATATTCGCAAGATGCGAATCGCTTGATCTCGTCCGTGTTCGTGTCGGGTACGCCGAACAACATCGCGCTCATCGTTCAATCCGATTTCTACGACCCCGCGGGTGACGGCTGGCTGCCCGTAACGGTGTGGTTCAACGCGCTCCAAACTGACGACAAGGGCAAGCTCAAGCAGTGGATGGACGTGAACTACTTCGTTGCGGACGTGCAAACCGAGGTTGGGCCGGCGACAAGCTATCTAAAAGCCGTCTTTGATGCACGGAACGAGGCTAACGACCCCCTCGCGACTGACTACACGGTCAACACACAGAGCATGGTCGAACTCAGTCGCGATGTTCACTTCTGGATACCGCGGCGAACCGCACTTTCCGATCAACAGCAGCTCGGGCTCAAGTCCTTCCTCTATTACGTCAACGAGGATGGATTCCCCATATACGTCGACGGGATCGGTTTCAACTTTCAACTGCAAGGCTTCACGGTCCGATATCGGGTCGCGAGTGACACGTTGAAACGATGAGACTCGCGCCTACAGTTCCCGTTGGCCTGCAGGACGTCAAGCTCATCACGTTGCTCACAGCTATCGTGAAGTGCCTCAAAATCCAGCCTGATAGCCAGTGCTATACTGTGACTGTAGTCTGGAAGGTTCCGTTCGTGCTTCAGATCCCCGAGGCGGGCAACACGCAACCACGCAACATCAAGCCCAACATCATCAGACTCGGTAACGCGGTTCTGACAGCCGCGCCAGAGACGATCGTTGAATGGGGCGCGGCTACAAACTGGGTTTGGCAAGGTAATAGTATCGTGAAGATTTTGAACCAGGCAGGTTTGGTCGAGGGCGTGCGATACACGCTCACGTTCGAGGTGGTGAGCTAATGAGTGCTCAAGATGATTACGCAGACCTAATCGGGCAGCCGCTACCCAAGCAGGGCGACTCGCTCGAGGGCTCGATCGGCAAGTACGATCTCGGCGGGAATCTGCTGTTTGACTACGGCGGGGGCGCGCTCAACAACGCGATTGACCGACGTAACGCGAAGCTCGACAAGATCAAGAGCCAGATCACTGCTGAGCAGTATGCGCGGCTTAAAGCAGCGGTCGCATCGAACACAGCCGACTGGGAAAAGCTCACCACACAGATTCTCGGCGCTGATGGTGAGAAGCTCAATGACTTCTACTCGGGCGTAGAGGCGAGCGATGCAGCGAATCTCGCCGACTACAAGAAGGCGATGGGCGGTTACGCCCCTGTCGAGGACTTGTTCAAGAATCCGAACTTCTACGGCGACGTTGGCGACGTAACGAACCAAGCGAAGCCGACTGACGCGACCGTGCAAGAACAGCGCGGAATGCTCGCGAAGATGAAGACGCTCAGTGATCCCACTGAGACGGCACAAGAGCGCTTTCAGCGTCTGATGGCGCAGCGCACAGCCGATGCGAACATGAAGGGACAGCGCGACTCGATCGCGCAGGACCTGAAGGCTCGCGGCGTGTATGGCTCGGGTGCCGAAGTTGTTCAGAACATGATGAGTCAGGCCGACGAGGCCAATCGTCGGTACATGGCGAACTTAGCGGCAGACGCACAGGCGCAAGGGCGCGCGACGCAGATGCTCGGGATGGGCTCGGACCTCGCAGCCAAGATGCGCGGACAAGAAGTGCAAGAAGGCTCACTCGCGAACCAAGTCAACCAGTTTAATAACAACATCAATCAGAACACTTCAAATATCCGTTCGGGTGCACAGATCGGGGCGAGAGAATCTGACACTGGTACTGGTCAGAAGGCGGCAACAAGTATTTTGCAGGCTGGACAAGATGTGAACCGTGGTTTGCGCAGTGATTTGGGTACCAAGAACAGCACGTTGGCTAGTCTAACGCAGGGCGGGATTGCCAATCGCAATGCTGGTACCGGTGCACTTAGCGCTGCAGATCAGGTGTTCATGCAAGACATCGACGAAGACAAGGCTGCCAACACTGCTCGTAGGAGCACCGGTGGGCTGATTGCGAACATGTAATGTATAAGTACTCACTCGAAGAAGACAATCTGCTCACGCCCCCGGAGGGCACAGTCGATACGCGAGCTCGTCCGAGTGCGTTGACGGGCGATATGCTCAATCTGAATGCGCTCGAGGCACCCGCGCCTGAATCTTTGCCCGAGGCACCAGCGCCAGCTCCCGCACCTGTAGGCCCCGCCGTCACTTCGTACCAAGAAGAGATCGCGAAAGCAGCGCCGAAGATGTTCTCGCCTCACTTCACGCAAGAAGAGTGGGACGAGGCAAAGGCTCGCCAGAAAGCTGCGAACGAGGAAGTCGCGAAGACGGGCGAGACTGCCGAATCACGTCTCGTGAGTGCCGCGCCCAGTTGGTATGAGCAAAAGAAACCGCCACCCTCGCACGGCGGATGGGCAGACGCTGCGAACATGCTTGGCGGCGTGCTCGCGGCTGGGCCGAATCAGGCGCTCAAAGATCCTCGTCGGCCGATGGATCTGAAAGTGCAAGACGCGAAGAAAGCTGCGATGGCCACTGGGCTGAGCACGCTTCTGTCGAACTTGTTCACGCACGGTCAGACTGACTACAAGGCGAACCAAGATGCGGCTCTCAAAGAGGCACAGATGATGAAGACCGTGCCAGGGGGCAAGAGCGCGAGTCAGCTCAAGCGCGAGGGCGCGGACAAGTTGATGGACCAGATGCATCAAGATGCAGTGCTGGGAAGCCTCGAGACAAATCGCAAGTTCAACCAAGAGCACATCGACGCCGAGCTGGACCCGAACGATCCACAAGCTATCGCGTGGCGCAAATCGCTCATCGCTCAGGGTATCGCCCCCGAGGAAGTCGATGGACTTGGGCGCAAGGCTCTACAGGGCACAGCAGCAGCGCACAACATCACTCTGTCGGCTGGTCATACCGCTGGTCAGAAGACCGCAGACGAAGCGAATAAGGAACGACAAATCGTTCTCGAGCAGAAGGTCAAGCAAGACGCGAAGCTCGATGATGAGCTGAGAGCAGAGCGACACCGGCGCGGCGAAGGTTTCATTCCAGACGTCGACTGGGTCAACAATACGCCTCCGCCGGGCCACGCTGTTGAAGACGTGCGCGAACTGTGGAAGACGAAGAAAGGCTTCACGGACCGACTCGAGCGCATGCAACAGATTCAAACGCGTATTGAGCAGATCGCGGCGAAGTACGCGGCCGACCATGGTTTGACGGGCGGCGCGGCCGAAGCGCTCAACGCTCTGGGACCTCTTGCGAAATGGACAGAGAAAATCGGCGGGCCAGAAGTACACGATCTCGTCAACGAAGCGACGATCTTGCAAACCTCGATTCAGAACTTCGTGCGTAGCAAGAGCTATAGCAACTTGGGCGTGATGCAACAGTGGGAAGATCTGAAGACCCGCATGGATCTTCCGGTCGCTGGTTCTGTCACTGCATATCTCCGCGGCCCAGCCTCGTGGAAGGCACTATCTGATGACGTCAATCGCATGTTTGAAGATGGCGTGACTGCCGCTGGCGGCGTCGTTCGCGCACCAGGAAAAGCGCCGACTGATAATGGAGCTAGAACGCCTGAACAAGAGCGAGCTGAGCATCCAGCCCCGGCAATTCCGGAACCGGTGCAATACAATCCACGTACGCGAACGGTTGAGCCACGGGCGGGTGCAACAGCACCCTCTGATGTCACCCCCGCGGGAGCGACGCCTCTGGTGCCAGACGCGACCCCTCCGAATGCAGAAGATCAAGCGAAGATCGACACGGCGAAAGGGCGAGCTGGAGCACCAGCGCCCGCCGCTCAGACTGCACCCGCACCAGCGCTCAAAGAGGGTGAGAAGATGTACAAAGTTAAGATGAAAGACGGGACTGTCGAGAACAAGGCAATGTCACCCGCGCTCGCCGCTGCGCTACCAAAAGACCATCCTGATCTCATTGCGAGTGTCGAGGCTATGTAATGCCTGACTTAGACTCGCTGATCGCTCAGTCCAAGCAAAAGCTCGAGGGAACGGGTTCGAACCTCGACGACTTGATCGCGAAGTCGCGCGCCAAGATGGAAGCGACGTTGCCGACCAACGACTCGCCCAAGCCCGAGAGTCACTGGTATGACATGTTCATGCCCACGCCCTCTTCTGACGAAGAGTGGCAGGCGCGAGTCGATGCAACAGGTAAAGCCGCTGATCAGCTCGGCGCACAAGTTCGAGACATTCAGAGCTCGCCTGCGAACGTTGCTAAGTTCGCGGGTCAGACAGCACTTGGTGTTGGCGGGCAGTTCGCAGGCGGGCTAGCAGGCGTTGCGCCTGTCACGGGCGCCGCACGCGCTGCCCTCCCTATCGCCGAAGAGACTGTTGCAGCTGCGCCCGCGGCTGTTCGGGGCGCACTAAATGCGGCACGTCAAGGTGTTAACGTCGCTGCGCCCGTCATTCGCACTGGCCTTGGTGCGCTTGGTGGCGGCATTGCGGCTGGTACCGACGCACTAGCTCACGGCGCTGGACTCTCTGATGCTTGGGACGCGGCTGTGCATGGAGCTGGTTGGGGCGGCGGGCTCACAGGCGCTGCTGAGGGCGCTAGTGCAGGTCTTGGCGCTATGGGCGGTGCAGCTAAAGGCGCAGCAAACCGCAAGCTCGCTGAGCGCGCGTACCCGCCCGCCGATCTCACCAAGATCCGTGCGAATGAAGGTGGCGCGGGCGTAGTGAACGCAGGACAAGAACTGCGCGACATGGGCCTCACTCGCCCTCGCGGTATTAGTGACTTGTTCGGGGTCTCGCCCAACACACTAAGCGAGAACTCTCGCGGAATTCTTGACAAGTCTAACGAGCAAGCTGCAGCTGCGACGAAGCGTATTCTCAGCACGCCCACAGGCGA